CTCGAATGTATCCCCATACCGATCTTATCCGCTAACACTTTTGCATTGTGCATCCCACCACCTTTTCCATCAAAAGTCATCTGACAAGGCACACTACCAATACTATCCCATAAAAACAATAAGTTATAAGGTATATCTCCCTTTTCTTGAGAATCAAGAATATTATTAATGAATTCTGTTGCTTGTTCAATTACATCAAACGAATCATTAAAAATAAACATACCATCATACTCACCAAGTTCGTTTTTCTCCGCTTGCAATCCTAATTCAATCGCATGTTCCCAAGACCATTTTTTCTCAGTAATAATAAGAACAGGTAAATGACCTTTCTTTTGTGCGTCAGCAGCAGCAAGAATCATTGCCGTTGTTTTTGAAGTGTTTGAGTGCCCCAAGAACATATTAACACCCCCCATTACAGGTCCAGGTAAACCACAAGAGTTCATAAACGCCTCACCACAATTATAAAAACTTTCGGGTTTATATTTTGTTTTGGTGGAGAACTTATTTTTTATTGCGTCTAAACTAAATTCTTTCTTTTTCAATGCCATAATAATCAATATTTGTTATAAAAAATATATATAAAAAAACGGGAACTTTAAATGGTTCCCGCCTAATTTTTTGTTGTTAATAAACTTAGAATGGTAGGTCTTCTGCAGGCTCTTCATTCACTTGTGGATCCACTACAGGAACCTCTTGTTTTGTTTTTGTTCCACCAATAGAAATGTCAGCACTTTCACCATAAACATATTTTTTAAGTTCTGTACTCCACATTGGGGTCTCTCCGATTGCAATCGCTTCCAAATACTCAACAGGTTTTTTAGCGTATACATCATTCCATGTTAATTCGTCATCCATCCATCCACTCATGATTTCTTTATCTTCGTGAAGTAACGCCTGGTCTTCATACATAACCGTTTGAATTACCGTGTACTCTTTTCCTTGTGGGGTTTTTGCTTTCTTAAGTTCGATGATTAAATCACGTCCTTTTTCTGCGTCAGTGATATCGCCCTTAGCTTTCCAAATAGGAAGGATTTTATCCAAAATTCCCTCATTTTTGTAGTTGTGTTTGAATCTCCAAAATTTAACACCATCTTGTTCGTTATCACGGTCAACAACTTTAACAATGTAAAATAAACGTGAACGATATTGTGAAGCTAAATCTTTATCTTCTTTTTTACCTGTTTGGATTAGTTCGTTATAAACTTCTGTAAGTGGAGAACGTTCGTTGTCATTCTTACTCGGGTCATATAACTTAACCCATTGTCCGTTTACCATGATTTCGTGATACCATACTTCAACAAATGGCGATGAACCATCTTTTGTAGGTAAAATACGAACTCTACGTTGTGCGGATGTTTCGTTTTTCATTAAGATTGCGGAAAAATATCTCTTTAATCTGTCTTCTTGTGAGATGTTTACTCTCTGTGAACCACTTGGTTGTGCGTTCTTCTCGTACTGCGCAAGTACGGAATCTAATACTGAATTTGCCATAAATAAATTTTAAATTATTACTCTTTTATCTACAACAAATATAGGTACAAATACCAGAATGTCAAATGAAATGGCATAAAAAAAGGGGACTTACAATCCCCTTAAATTTTTATTTTTAAATTATTAATTATCCTCTTCTTGGTCGTAAATATTAAACGTTTTTTTAACTTCGTTTGGTGAAAAATTTTCAACGTCATCAGAAGTTAAAATATACTCATTTTTACCTGTCTCTTCCATCTCACCTTTTTTATCACTAAAAAAATCTGTTAATTTTTGATTATAAGGGTAAGAATCCAATGAACGTAACATTAATTTTTCTTCCGGTGTTTTTTCTCTATATTTGTCAAACTTAGCCTCTAAACTATTAATTTTATCTATAATTTGGTCCATATTCGATAGTTTACTTTCTAAATCATCTAATTTAGCGAACATACCATCCATAAATTCGTCTTGTTTTGTTTTAATATCTTGTTGAGCACTAACTAAATCAGTTATATCTATCTCTTCAGTATCGCCTTCACCACCTTCACCAGTATCTTCTGCTCCAACTTCTTCCACATCGGGGTCATTATCAACATCAATTGGTTCTGCGATTACATCAGGTGCCGGTGCTCCTTCAGGTGCCGGTGCTCCTTCAGGTGCCGGTGCTCCTTCAGGTGCCGGTGCTCCTTCAGGTGCCGGTGCTCCTTCAGGTGCTGGCGCTCCTTCAGGTGCTGGCGGAGTATCAATCTGCTCACTAATTATATAATTATTTATTTGATTAAATCTTTTTAATTCTTCTAAAATTTTCTTGTCTAAACTCATCGTCATATTTTTAACCATTCAGTAATGTTTTAACCCCTGTTGGGGTTTCAACTTTTAAAGTCCTATTGGTCTTTAATGTATTATCCACTCTTTCGATTAACCCATCCTTCATTCTTATGGTATAACAATCTCCCGTGTCAAGGTCACACACTTCTTTGTAACCATTACCGGTTTGTTTTTCAGTAATACGAGTATCTTTTCTTAAATAATCGTCTAATAAATTTTTGATGTTCATAATTCTTTTTTATATAAATATATCGTTTATTAATAAAATTACGGGAATAACGTGAATACCTTTTTTATAATGTTAAGATATGCAGAATAAGCCGAGGATATTAAATTATTATTTTGAACGTTTGTTAACACATAATCCCTTATTTCTATTGCGGTTTTTCCATAACCATATCCCGTATCCCATGTAGAAATAAGTAATTGTACTATTGCCTTTTGATATTTCTCCTCGTCATCGTCCCCTGTGTTAATATTTTTTAAATCAACAATTAATGGTGACATATTTTTATGTAAAGTATAAACAACATTAATAGGGTCCATTACGTTACCAAATGAAAACAATGGTACCGCTTCCCCATCAATGTCAGTACAAACCAATTCACTTAATGTTGCATTATCAGCAAAAACATTAGCCGCGCTAATTTCAAATAAATTATTATTAATTGGTTGTAATAAATCGTCGGTAAACCCATTAGATGATCTTGTAACCGCAATTGTTCCCATCATAATTGCAATGTACCTATCTATACCCGGAACAGAATTTATTTTATTAGCTAATTGAGCATATGTTACACTACCTCTTGTAATTCCAACAAATGGTAATGTTCCGTATTTAGTATCAACCAATATTTGACACTCATCTTCTGGTTTTAAAGTCGTACCAACGGCAGCATCTTGGTCCAAAGTAGTTTCAACAGGAGTAACGGTGGTTGCGGGGTTTGGTGTTTGTAATATTTCCTGTTGGTACTTTTCTAAATAATTTGTTTTAATGTATGTTGCCAAACTGTTAGGTTGTGGTAATGCGTATTTTGGCATCCTATTACCCTCAAACGTAGTTGTAAAATCCCTTTCAGTTATACTATGAGACACATCACTAATTAAGTACGGACCATAAAATAAAGGGACATGTCTTAAATTAAAGTACATCATAGGTTGTATCATTACATTACCTAATGATTTAATGGTTGAATGGTATGAAGCACTTTTATATAAAGAATACATGGATGTTGTTTGTTGAGCAATTTTATCACCATTAACACCATTAGCCATTTGGTCTCTAACTGCAAATGTTGCCGCAGTATTTTTCTTATCGTCCATTCCAACATCAACACTATAAAACATATTTTGATTTTGTATTCCAAAATCCACGTTAAACCCAACAACCTTATTAGATAATGCAAAATTATACTTAGTAATATCCGTAGGTATCCTATTAGGATTAGTTGATGGATTTTTAAAATCAAAACTATCGTCCCCATAAACCACAAAAGCATTATCTTTTTGTTGTGGATGTTCAGATTCTTTACCAACATATATTAATAAAAACTTAGGTCTTGAGTCTAAGTAATTAACTTCAGTATAAGTACCAAAAAGAGAATTAGGGACATCTATTTGTTTTGGTTGTGCGTTTTTAGCTGGTGATTGGTTCCCATAAAAATTGATGTAAGCAGGCATAGCATAAAATAACATATTATCTTGTTTTTTCATTATAAACCCAATAACATCTAAAATAGAAATGGTATTATCCCCCTTTAATATTTCAGCAATACCCATAACATCAACTTGTAACGAATTTCCTATATCACCATTAGCAGTATTTTGGAAAAGAAAATCTTCAAATATTGTTCTAGTTGTTAAATCACTTCCAGCAATCCATTTGTCATTAAATGATTGGAAAGTATTGTAAGTACTTAATTTTGTTATATCTCCGCTGACCGACGAATTAATACCTGATGGTGTTGATTTTGTAGATGGTAAAAACTTATTTAAATAATTAGAAATCTCTAAAACCATATCAGCCTGTATATCCGTTTGTTGGTTTAAAAAATTATTAAACGCAGTAAAGAATGTTGTATTTGTCCATGGACCACCAAATGCCTTTATTTTTTCTTTTGCATAAATTTTAATTATAGGATAAAGTACTTTTATATTATCCGATGTAAATCCTATATTTTGTTCAATAAAAAAGTCAGTAATCACTGAACCACTATTTGTATACTGAGAAATGTCAAACGCATTAGAGAATCCAACATACTTTTGTAATGTTTTCCAAGCTTCAGAATTATTAGTTTGACTATTTAATAAAGTCACATTTAATCCATCACCAGGTAACGAACCGTCAATATAAGGATTAAATGTTATTCTATCTACAGGATGTAAAGTCGTATCATCTGAGAAACTATTAAACACTCTCCTATTAAAATTTCCAGGATTACCAATTTTTAGTATACAGTCAAAATTTAAAAACTCTTGCATCTTTTTAGATGCTAAGATTTGTTGAGCCTGAGAAATACTAACACAATCTTGATTTTGTTGATTTGTTAGGACATTAGGTAAATCTGTTTCTTTTACTTTTAATAGATTTAATATCTGGTCCTTAAGTCTTCGTTGTTTAATATTTTTAATCTTATTGGTATCAATATAATTTGGTGAGGTTTTCTCACCTTTTAAAACAAGTATCTCTGACGCATCAGCATTTGGATCACAGAAACCTAAAAACGCCCTTTCAAACTCATCAAGTATGTCAGGAGTAAACACCGCAAATAAATCCGAAATATCACTATAATTACCATTAAATGAGTGATTGTACGAAGATGGATATTGTTCAGGTGTTGGTTTTGCTATCTTTGATAAATCATAATACCCATAATTACTTAATCCCCATAATGTCCTAACAGACCCATTATACATTGCGGGATTATCTTTAATGTCTATTTTTATTTTACCATTTTTAAAACATTCCAAAACTGATTGATTAAATGGGCTACCCCCATTTGATGGTATCGGTATATAGACTTTATTATTTTTATCTACGGACGCATCTTTATCAAAAATCAAATATTGGAAATATGAATTCACAGCAATACTTCTATTTAAATCAAGTGGGTCTCCATTAAACGGCATAAAATAAGATGAGTTAGTGTTAGCACCAATTCTTAATTTATTTTTATCATAAGCGTCTGAAAATTCTTGACCATTATATGTTGTGAACAAATCTTTTTTAGTGAGATACCAATGCATATCATTAATTAATTTAGGATAAAATCCTGTGTTATATGTTTCAATATAATTAATATTAGCGGGCGCCACGGTTTGCGTATCAAAAGCTTTAAAAGTTCTAGTACCACCGGTATAATCTTTAATCGTATATTGGGTAGAAAGGTTATTTAATGTCGGATCATAATATTTTTTGTAGTCAAAGTCTAACCATCCATCATCTAATATATCCGTAGTTTTATTAGAATCTATCCATGTTTTATATCTATGCCAAATAGAACCATACCTTAATATATATGAATACGGCATTTGGTGTATTGCGGAAAATTTAAATAGTGTTGGTATTAAATCATCAACGTAACCTTTAATGTCTAAATTATAAAATTCTGTGTCATTAAAAAAAGCATTTAAATACACATAACCTAAACTGACGTATGGATTTTCTATCTTATTTTTTTCATTTTCAACCCCTTTAAGTAAAGAATTAATAAAAAATGGAGTGTTAAATATTGAGGTCGTTTGAGTGTCAGTAACATTACCACTGTAATTATTGTAAATAATGTATGATTCACTTAATACTTTATTGCCATTATTAGCCTTTTCATTAAAAAGTTGAGTTAATTCTATATTATTTTTAACGGGAGTACTTGTATTAGGGATATTAAAAACAATTTGGTTAAAGTTTTTATATTCATACCGTTCATATATTCCATAAAGACTTAACTTTTGTGATAACGAATTTTCATTTAATCTAGCAATTGTTTTTTTATCATCTAAAAAAATAAGAGTCTTTGTTGTGTCATAATCGAAGTCGGTACTATATAAGTCAAGAACATCACTAAATAGTTTAGTAGACGTTTCTGTACTTTCTAAATATGATTTAAAATTTTCAATTAATGGGACCGCAGTGTCCAAACTTATCGATCTACCATCAATAGTATCTAAACTATATAATCCAGATTGGTTATCCAACATATTAACAATATACTGCGTGGTATAATTATCTCTTTCAAAATTCCAATATTTTTGAGAAGCTCCGTTATTAGAAATACTTTTCATATATCCCTCTAAAGTAGTTAAACTAATTGGCGTTGTTTTTAACTTTTCAGAAAGATTTGGATTCTCTAATGCCGCTCTTTTAGCATTTTGAGCCTCTAAATCAGCAATAAATTTATCAACTTGTTTTAGTTTATAATTACCTCTAAATAACTGAGTATAATGACTAGTTAAGTATACCCTCTCATAAAGTTCATAAAAAAATGAAATTTCACTAGTGTCTTCATATGGTATAACCGTAAATGGAAATTCTAAAGCATTTGATGATGCGTAGTTATTTAATATTGTTGGATTAATATATGAACCACCTCTTGAGCTAGGGGCCTTAGATACTGCGGCTTCTAAATATTTTTCAGTAAAGAATATTTCAGGCCAAACTGTTCTATCAAAACCATTTGTTTGTGTAACATATTTAGGGTTACCTAAATATTGTACCGTGTACATCTCCCTACCGTCCGGTTGTTTTTCAAGAGTAAAATAAGTAGGCCAAGGATAAACAACATTTTTATTATTCTCATTACCCACATAATTAACCAAATTTTTAGAATCAACACCAAAATTTTTACCTGGAGGAATTATAGACGATATTCTTTTTGGGTTATTTTTTTTACTCCAAGAGTCGTAATGTGTTTGGTCCATTAACCTATAGAACGTATCAACTCCCGCCATTATGATTGCAAAAACGTTTCTAATTGTTGGTTGAAAACCTAAACCTGCATTACTGTTGATTAATTTCTCCGCTAACTGGTCGGAAAACGTTTGTTCAATAACCGTTTGTTTAGTTTTAAGAGTAGAACTCATTTTATCTAATTTATCTAAAAAACTATTTGGGGCATAATTGTTTGAACCTATCTCCAACTCCCCATATTTAAAAAAGGTTGGGATGTCGTCTACAATATCTCCCGTTGATACATCTTTTTTCTTACCAAATAATTCAAAATCCTTTGTTATTTGTGTTTTAAATGTAATTAATTCTGAAGGTGTTGGTGTTCGTCCTATTTTTTTTGTTAATGTATTTTTATAATCAGTTTCGGTTAAATTGACATAAGAAAATTGTATAACAATATCATTAGGAGATAAAAAAACCGGAATCTCTTGATTATCATATGTCTCATTACCTATTTTATAGAACCCATTCTCACCAAAAGATGCATTTTTTTTAAAGTTTTCTACCCCACCTATAATCTCCGCACTAATATCGGCTTTTAATTGTTCTCTATAATCAAAATCAATATTAGGTTTGAATGGGTAATAAATCTCATTATCATGTATAATATAACTATTAGTATCCAAATATGTGTTTATAACTTTACTATAAACCGTTTTTTTTAATTCCGCTATTAAATTATTATAAGAGTTAATATCATTTAAAACCGCAAAATCACCTTTTTTAATATCCTCTTCTATAGCAGTATTAAAGTTATCACATCTTAATATAAACTCTTCAATTGTTAATCTTGGAAATCCTTTCTCTATTAATCCCTTTGATTCGTATATACTATAAACCTCATCCATTTTTTGAGCCCCCAATGAGGTTTGAGTTGTTGTGACGTTATTAGTACTATTTGGGGACGCACTGTTGTTTGTCGATTCAGTTCTTTCGACTACCGTAGGAAACATTTTTGGAGCAACTCTAGCATAGTCCAATATAGTATCACTTAATAACCCAGTTAGTTTACCAACAAAACTTAATCTAATCTCATAGTTACCACTTTCTTGGTCAAAAGAAGCATTAAACTTTGTAAGATTTAACGCATATCTTATCGCCTTACCGTAATAACCTTTTATTGTTAAATAAAACAATGGATAGGGTAAATTAAAAAAAACAGAATAAATAGACTTCTCACCTTGTTCAAATAAGGTTCTACCTTGAATATCAACTAATGTCATATCAACGGTAGGTATTCCATTTGCAACAACTTTAACGATAATATTTGTGATTCCCAACATTTGGGTATCCGAATAATTATTAACATCTCTAAAGTTAATAGTTTTACCGTTAACGGTTTTAGATTTTTGACTTCCTTGATTTAACCCCCCACCTACACGCGAATTTAATCCCGTTATTTGGTCAGTATACGACGTATCAAAATTATTTTTTCCGCCAGGTTGTAAAAAATTAATTACAGACGCGGGATCACTCGAATCTGATTTTAGACTTGCAACTGTGGAGTTAACGATATCTAACGTTTCTCCAACCGCAAGTTTTGTTCTTGGTATTACTTTAGTTTCTAAATTTGCGTAATACACTAAATCTTCGTGGTCAACTAATCTGTCTTGCACTTTATTATTAACGATTATTTTGTTTGGGTCGATTAGAACAATATTGTCATAATCCGTTTCAACATAAATCGGTTGTTTTGAAAGGTTATCTGCCATAATAAAAAATATGTGTATCTACCGCATTTTTGTAGTCTAAAAGAGCACCCAATAATGGATATGGAATATTAAGTATTGTTCCGTCAGGAATATTAGTTTCTAATCCCCCATAAGATGGGTTAGCCATCATTATCAACCAACCAAAATACGGTGAACCATATTTTTCATAACTAAGCTTGTCTAACCTAGTTTGGTTATCTCTATATACGTATCTTTGGTCTGTGGATCTAGATGGTAACGTAACATATGGTACAACCGTTTGCGTTCCATTAACAAAAAAGTTTTGGTATCTATTATAATATTGCATATTAATTCATTTTTTTCTTTAAGTTGAAGTCGTCTCCCCCCGAATCCACCGTATCCCATAACGATAAAAGATTAACATCATTAGGAGGTGAAACCGGATCTTGTTTAGTTAAATCAAATAGTCTTATTTTACCTTTGTTAAATGGTTTATATTTATCATTTGGTAATTTAACAGAAAAATATTTGTCTTTAAAATTTTTAAAGTTATCATCTAAAGTCTTTTTAGATTTTTCATAATTTTTGTACCTCCCCGTTGGTAAATATGTTTTATTAGGTGAACTGTTAAACGAAACACCCGTAATCATTATACCAATATTCTGATACAGAAATTTTTGCCAATTATTTTGGAATATTGCGTCTGGTATTGAGGACATAATTTCATTTATAAACTTATCGGAGTCTTCTAATATTTCTTTACCAAATATTAAGAAAAACCTCACATCTTTAGGAACTTTAGAATCTATGTATGTTTCAAAATTAAATTCATCAGAATATACTTTACCAACCCCATTAGGTATCAACTGGTATTCACCAAACGCATTAGTAAGACCACTAAGGTCCGTTCGTATTGTTAAGAAATCATCTCTTAACTCATCATAAGTATTGGCCGCAGTACTACCGGCACCAATCTCGGTAGTCCCTGAAATATCGTATATTACGACACCACCACTTTTATTCTTATATCCATCAACTTGACTTAAAACATAGTTAATTTGGTCAACATATTTTACAAACTCTATTTGTGATTTTACCAATTTTGATGTATTTTTCTCTAAAGATTGTAAGTATCCACTTTTTCTACTGTCAATCATTTCTTTAATTTTTCTTTTAACTTTACGTATCTCACCATTTGTTGGGAAAGTTTCTTGACCTAAACCTCCCAATATCGGTGATGTTTCATTTTCAACATCGTCTTTAGCCCCATTAAATAACTTATCAACTCTATCTTGGTATCCATCAGGTTTACCAAAAATAGTAACCTTATTACTTAGGTTACCTAACAAGTAATTAAACAAACCGGACGTAAACTTAGGGGTGCTCGTATAAAGTATTAATCCCCCCCATAATAAATCAGTATTTAATGTTTGTAGTGTTGAATAGGCCCCATTAATGTAGTTTTCGGTTTTATCAACCATGGTATCCATTAGTTCTTTATATCTAATTTTTCCTTTTATTTGTGAAGTATTCACATCCAAATATGTACTTTCAACAACCCCTAACGTTACACCACCATCATTAACCTCAGGTCTTTTTTGTGGCCCTATATCTCCTATCTCCTTTTTAATGTCATCAATTAATTGTTTTTCAAACTTTGGATTTATCGGGTCCGTTTCTTCGGCTCTTTCATCATACATTTCAGTATTAGCATAATAGTTAAAAGACAACGCGTTTTGTAATTTTGCAATTGGTTCTCGTAGACCTTGTCCGCCAATAAATTTTATTTGCATCGTAACCTCAGCAATCATGGGCTGTACTCCAATACCCTCAGGGTTTAAATCGTAAACCGCATCATCAAATTTTAAATCTAAACTCTCAAAAACGGCTTTAGTATGAAAAAAGTCGCCAACCCTAATAACACAAATTGGTGGTGAACCAAATGCACTATTAGTTACGTCATTATATGCTTCCGTTGTCGTATTCTGACCCGCCTCAACTACGGTTGGTATGGTTTCTCCAGGTCTCATACATTGTTGTAGAAAGGTCAATCTAGCATTTAACCCTTCAGGAGTAATTGAGTGAAAAACTGGATTAAAGTTTTTTATCTTACTTCGTATTCCGTCATATATCATTGGGTTTTCTTCCCTAATCATCTCAAAATAATTACATTCGCTTAATAGTTTTCTAAGTAATCTTTTAGTTATTCCTTCTCTAACCTCATTTGTTAATGTTTTTTTCTGTGTTTGTTTAACAACATATGATGATTCTGATTGTGGTTGTGTATCATTAGTGTTATTTACATCAGCACCTAGTGGGTCAATTGCCCCCTCAGGAGCATCACTAACTTCTGTTGATGCCGCTTCTGGTACATTGGTTGGTGCTTCAACTTTTGCGACGCCAACTTTAGTTCTCCTACACATCATACCTTGTACTGAAAATTGGTATATAGTTTGATTATTAAAGGGTTTAGAACAATCTATATCTCTATACCCCTCTTCGTCAATTGGTTGGTTTTCACCATTAGCTTCGATGTTGAATAATAAAAGTTTTTTATCAACCATGTCTTTCATCTTTAAGTCGCCCTCAGTATAATCGGTAATCATCTTAACAACTGAATCTGCACGTCTTTTAGAAAGACTTTGGTTAAACGACACAGACGCAGTTGAGTTAGCAGATCCGATAACGTCTAAGGTAACCTTAGTCCCTCCACCACAAAGTTTAATAACTTTAGATAATAATTCTTTAAATGTATTATATTCACTATCTAAAAATGTGAAAATACCACTTATAGAAGTTTTTCTAGTATCTAAAAAGTCTTTTAAACTAAAATTGGCCGGCGGATTAGGTAATACCGTACCATTATAATTATAAATTTTATCTTCCGCCCCGCTGTTATACGTACTTTTAAGTCCGGATAACTCACTATAAAATTTATCATACGAACTACTTGTGTCACTAGAGTCTGGTATCGCATTTTCAAAAAGCAACTGTATGTTTTGGAATTTAGCGATTTCAATATTTTCTTGTTGTGTTTGTCCAGAAGAACTTCCCGCACTCTCCTCAACTAAATTAGCGTTCTCTTGTACTATAACTTCACCAACAGGATTAGGATTAGGAGTACTTGGTACTAATTCGGTTACATTATTAATCGTTTCAATAACATTGTAGATATCAGATAAACTAAATGATTTATATTTTTTTAATAAATCATAAATGTCGTACTCAGTACAACCAGCAATAAACGAATCTATAACTTTAGTCGCAACTGATGAATTTTCTTTTGCCAATTCTTTATTAACCAAAACATTCATGATTGATGGGTGGTCAACAACTATTTTAAATTTTAACGTTCCGGTCCTTTCCGTACTTTGGTAAGTGTATATTGGTTCAGGCCTACCTAAAAAAACATTATCCTTCCATGATGTTCTAACATTATCATCAAAACTTAATTCATAAGGTGGGAACCACATAATTCTACCCCCATTTGGACCTATCTCACAACCAGGTAAACTATCAACCGTAAATCCAGGTCTACTAGACGTTCTCCAAGCCAAGTTTTCAATTGAGAACATATATTTTATCACTTTACCGTCCTTTCCAATATTGGTGGAATCTTCTCCATACATTGGAGCAATGTTCAAGTTATATGTAGAATCTAAAACAGAATAGGTGGCTCCTCTAATATTACCTTTACCATTATTTAATCTATTTTTTTGTAATTGTTTGTATGTACTATAGGGTCTATCCTTTGTGAATAGCCTACAATACTCATAACCTTGTACACTACTCACAGCGGCCGTACCAAGTTTTACAGATGTTGGCGTCACGTATCTAAAAACCCTGGACCCCTTAGTCATCTCTTGGTACCCATCGTTAAACACTTTAGTAACTTGATTAATAGCATTACCCACATGGTTAGGGCTAGATGATTTGGCACCGGCATCTATTAATTTTTGAGTGATGTCAAGTATCGACCCGTCAGTAAACGACAAAATAGAAGACTTACCGTCATTAAATGCTTGTTGTAATATGGTATCAAAAACAACGTCAGTAGAATTAATAATTTTATTATTAAACCCAACAAATAAACCAGGTTTAATAAATGACGAATCGTTAGTTGTCCATATAAAATCACCTATAATACTTGAATTACCAACAACCCCTAAAGTATCTAAAGACCCATTGTAATAATTTCTTGTATTTAAACCAAACAACCTTCGATTAACATCTTCACCTTCAAACTCCTTACCTAATACTCCGTAATCAAATACAGGTCCATTATTAGGTTTACCATCTCTACCTTTAGGTTGGTCAAGTTTTGGACTAACAATGTCTCTTACAAAATTTTTACTATTACCAATATAAAAATTAGGTTTAGGTGATGATAAATTAGGACTTTGTAAAGAATCTAAATTATAATCAGGTCTATATGAATTATAAAATAACATGTCAAACAACAACGACCTTGTTGCTTTTGATGTATTAGCCATTAATCTTTCAGACCCCGTATCAATATTTGCAGATAATAAATTATTTACAAGATTCCCTATATCTCCCGCAATAGCACCAATAGGATTGGCCAACATTTGACTTCCAAATTTTTTATCGGGATAATCAAAATATTCACCAGGAATAATAGAGTATGGAGAATAAAGACCTGATAGTCTTGAAGTAAATCCTAATATGTCTCCAACAATTGTTGATGGTGATGTTATTTGATAATTTTTTTGGACAAGTGGTATGTTATTCGTCACCACACCTAAAATATCAAATGGGTCGATTGACGGACTTGGCCCAATTCCACCTGATATTGTAGATACGGATGAGTTAGATAAAATAGACCTACCTAATGTTTGTTGGTATAATTCGTAAGCAACCCTTGTTCTAAATTCTTTTTGTAATTGTTTTGCAGCGATTTTAGCCAAATTAGAATCCTGACTTAAACTTCCTTCAGTTCCATTTGGATTATCGCTGTTTAAAATATTAATAGGACTATAGAACGACGGAACAAAAGAAAACGTAGTGTCGCTATTAGCATATGGTCTGTTTAAACTATCAGGAAATATCTCATCAATAACTAACTCGTCATATGCCCCATCACCAGTATTATAAAGATTTTTACCATAGTTATATGATTGAGATTGTTCTGTTGTTTTTCCAGGTTGTGATGCCGTAAAATCATACTCACCTTTATTAGCTTGTGTTTGGGTTTCTCTATTTGGAACAACCACGTCAGGAATAATATCCGGTTGATATGGGTTTTTTACTACCGTAGTTTTAAGTCTTTGGTCACCAATTCGTTCAAGTTTACTATCGTTACCCGAATTCTCTGTTGGTTCATATGGACCGACATTTGCTCCGAGTGAAAAATTACTATTTATATTAATTACATCACCGTAGTTTGTTCTTCTAGTTCCTGTTGTATATTTATTTTTAGTATATAAAAACTTACTTGTCGTAATACCAACACTATTTAATTCACTATTAATCGCGTCGTTAGCATTATCATATTCACCATAATTAGAAACCCCTAAAGTTCTTGTTGAGAACAATACGGTGTCACCAAAACCATTAGCTACCGATTCCGGATTATATTTGTTTAAAACTCTTAATATGTTTTCTTGTGAATCACCTTTTAACTCTAAAGGGCTTAACACCGCATCATCCGGTCCATAATTACCCTCATTAGCCTTAGTTTGGAAATTTAGGTTAGGTGTGACTGAAGTATTATTTTGCGTTCCTTGTGGACCATATTGGTTAATAACTATTTGAGCATCCTTTGAGAATAACCCTATCTTCTCTAAATCACTACCTAAACTATCTATAAAGTCATAGTGACCTTCGTTAGGTTTTGTTTGATTATTTACGTTAGGGTTGACAACATTTCTACTATCCGTTTGGTCAGGTCCGTATTGGTTTTTAATTATTAATTCATTTTCTTTAACATCACCAATAACTTCTAAATTACTACCAAAAGTTTTTTCAAACCCATAAAGACCTTCGTTTGTAATTTTGTTTGTGTTTTTATTAATATTAACGGGGTTACCAAAAGAATTTGAAAACTGAGTTGGTCCATATATGTTCTGAACATATAATAGTTTTTCAGAGTTATCGCCAATAACTTCTAATTTTGACCCTTCAGTATTTTTAAAACCATATAGACCACCATTGGTCTCAGTTCCTTTATTAATGTTTATTTGAATAACATTACCAAACTCACCACCAGAATTAAATTTATTTTGTTTTGTTAATCTCTCTTCTTGTTTTTTCTGTTCAACACTAATATCGGGAGAATCACTAACAGAATAATCTACCAATGTGATTTCTTTTTTATTAATCTTTGAAGACGCGAACGAACCGTCAACACTATATGGTTGTAAATTTTTTACTAATAATTTTTTTCTAAAATTCTCAGTTGAATCAAACGAAAGTGGACTCTCCATCTATTATCTTTTATTAGATAAATAGGTTATAAGGTTATTTTATAATTACCTTGATTGTAATCTTGTTTTAGATTTTGATAATATGTCTTTTTTATCAAACACATCCATAATTTTTTCTCTCAGTTGTCTCTTAAAGTCACCGTCTTTAGACAGTAAATCAGATAATGGACTATTAGGTATTCCTTTAATATTTAAATCCACAGTTATGTTAAAATTATTATCTATGGTTTGTGTTATATTTTGAGATGTTTCTTGTTTGGATGTAATCGTTTGTGCTGGTAAACTTTTTGGTTCATTACTTTTAAATGATATGTCCGTTGGATTTGATGACTCTAAACTCTTAACTTTTAAATAACTTTCTTTTAATACTGATAATTTTTTATCCAAATCAGGAGCAAATAGTGCTTGGTCTTCTTTTATAAAACTAAACATCTCACCTTTACCCGTAGCCATAGTTTTATTTCCTTCTCCAAAAAACTTATCTTCAGCACCTCCAATTTTAGGTTTATTCATTGCTTCAATCTCAGATATTGTTTTTTTGCTAGTCTCAAACTCGGCTCCCGCCACGTTATATGCGTTAGGGATACCTCTTAACACTGCTTCTCCAGGTGCAGTCATTGCCTCAGTTGGTACCCCAAGTTTTGCAAATCCCTCTTGACCTTGGTATTGGGCATTAACTATATCCGTTTTTTCCTGCTTAGTCATTCTATTTAACATAGTATCTCTAATGATTCTCGTATCTTTTGCTTGTGTTTCCGATAATGTTAACCCTTCTTCAGCCAATTGTCTATCCGACATTTGAGCCTTTTTTTGATATGCCTCAAGAGCATTTGTCAAGGCTGCCGGATTTTTACTTAAAGTCTCAGTTAAGTTATTAGTTTCAAAACCAGGGATTCTTAATTCCAATTTACCTCCTTTTCCAACCTCACTTAAAGATTTAACTAAATTCATTTGTTCTTCACTAAACTTACTTAAATCGACACCCTCTTTCATTAATTTATTCTGAACCATCTGTTCTTTAGCTGCCGTTCTACCAACTTGTACCAATGTTTCATAATCCCCACCAAATGCGGACGCTTGTTCCCTCAACCTCATCATAGCAACATTGTTGGTTTCAATTGCCCCAGTGACATCATTTATTTTAAATGCACTTTTAGCCATCTCTACAATTTTATCTTGTAGATTACCAACATTATTTGCCCCATCATTTAATAAATTAAATGGATTATTTAATCCCTCAATAGAACCACCTAACATACTAAAATTAGCAGCGGCTTCGATTGCCTTTTCTGGATCTAACATATCCTCTAAAAACTTTTTAGGAACTATCTTATCTACAGTAGTACCAAGTCTTTGTGCTTGTGCAGACATTTTAGTTAACCCCTCAACCCCATTTTGAAAGTTGAATGCGTCAACCATTGAAAGGTTTTTTTGTACATCTTCTAATAGTTTTTTAGCCTCTAATCCCGTCTCTCTAGCCATTTTAGCAATTTTAGCCATTTGAGATGCCGATTGTGTTTGCGATAATGTTAGTTTTAAAAACTGTCCCGCCATCTTACCAACTTCTTTACCCCCTATTCCCGTAGTTCTAGAAAGTGCAAGCATATTAATCGTCGCTTCTTCAACAGGTAAAGTCATTTTACCCATCTCACCAGATAACTCACCAGCATATTCTGTGACGTTATCAAACGATGCACCAAATTTAAGTGATTCATTATAAATATTTGTGATGGTATTTCTTAACTGAGTAGCCCCTTTATCGGTAGCACTAATATTTATAACTCCACTACCAAGAGTCCTTTGTAGTTTTTTTGCCTCGTCGTCCATCGCCGTTATAGAATCAATGGCGGTTTCAAATGCAAGGGACTTTTCAAATGCTTTTTTTACTACTCCTAATATATCTCCAAAGGAGGTCCCTTTAGCATCAAACTCATTTAAGGTTGTTTCGTCAACAAATAAAAACATACTACTTTTATTTTATAAATAGAATAATTTTAATTTTTATAGCCTTTCACCTATTAATTTATTCATGAAATATTTACGTTCATAAGTGGGCATCCCCATAATATCCAAATATGAAAAATTAACATATTTAGATAAATAATATATTTCGTCTAATAGGTTTTTTTTATTATTGGAAGAAAGGCCGAAAAAACTCAACCCCAAATGCCACATTTACTGTGACGTTTTCTCCTGACGGGGTTGTAATTGTTCTTTTTAAATCGAGTTTAGGTTCACATTCTGAAATGAACTTTTGTAATTCTTTAGAGTCCCCAATCGGCATTTGTGGAATAAAAGTGACGATTTTACCCCTATCGGTATCACCATCCATTTCAACAACATGTTTTTCTAATTTTTTTGTTACAACAGGCGCAACCATACCTTGTGGGTAACTTTCAGAAATTTTTTCAATTTCTTTTTCATCAGATAAAGTTAATAATTTTAATTTAAGATTTCTACCTGTTTTTGGTAATCTAAAATCATAAAACCCTTCATCATTTGGTAAGTGTTTTGGTTGTATGATATTAATTTCATCTAAAATAATTGTTGCTTCAAAATCTCTACCCGTCTTACTATCTTTAATTGAAAATGTATATTCAGGGCCAAATGAAGTATTTCTTAAAAATAACAATATGGCTTGGATATCTACATTAAGTAGTTGACCAATGTCAAAACCAGGCTCATAAATCTTATTTCTTAATAGTGTTGATATAATTCCTTCTGAATTTGTGTTTGAAGACATTAACACATTCTCATCTTGAGCGGTTAAATAACCTACCTTTAGACTTTCTTTTTTAGGTTTGTAAAATATTCCTTTTGTTGGTAGTTTTACCACGTCATGTGGTAAATTAAAATCCATTTGTCCGTAACTTTCAGCTTGATTCATAGTTTTTTATTTTAAATATAATCCACTACTAATTTTTTGTAAACAAAAAACCCACCTTTGTTGGGTGGGTTAATGTAATTATATTATTTTTATTAGTAAACTAATATACAACGGTCAGGTCTTAAGGTTGCATCTATGGTCATAATATCATCCTTATCGTATCCAACATCACCAAATTTAACTTCGGTTAAGAAACAACCTTGTAATATCCATTTTTCTACCGCCACACCTGTTGGGTCTAACATTTCTAAATCAATATCTTTTTTGTATCCCGCAGCATAACCCATACGTCCTGTTACTGATTCGGCATGTAAACGAACCCACTCCATTAATGCTTGTGCCGCTGATGGACCAATCGGGTCTCTAAATTTAACTGAAATAGTTTCCCATTCAAATTTACTAGCAACATAGGTTTTAGTATTTAAGAAAGGAATATCTTTTGATTCAATTTTAATACTAGGTCTTGAAGAACTTTCAACGTACCAAGAGTTTATCCCCAATGAAGTTGGGAAAGTCAGTATAAATCGGTTTGCCTTTTTCGGTTCATACTGAAAGGGCATTTTCATTAACAAATCAGCCATTATCTAAATTTTTTTGTTTTTTTTATTTTATTAATAAATATCTAGTGTTTTATTTTTTTTCTATTTACTTTGGTTCAGAAATAAAATATTGTTATACTAGAACATTACTTATATATATATATCATACTTCGTTTTTTATATCTCCTTTAGTTAAATATGTTCTTACTGAACTTTCAGGATATTCTTTTTCTAAAAAACCTTTCATTTTCTCAATATTTCTAGGGTCGTCATCTGAAAAACCAATCTTTGGTGTAAATTCTTGGTTAGTCATGTCATTTTTAAAAATTGCTCGTTTTCCAATCTCTTGAGCCATTTCTTGACAATATATAATAAACTTTCTCATTGCAACAATTTTTAACTCTTCGGGATTCACAGCACTACCTTGACCATAAGTGACTGGTTCAAAACGACACATATCTAAATAATCGTCAATAAGTTCTTTATTTGAAAATTTTAATGTGGTTGATTGTTCATAAACCATATCTACTCCAAACTCCCTATATTTTTTAAGGTTTTCCACAAGAGTCTTACTATTGATTCCATTATGATTACCCACAATAAAATTATAAACCGTTTCTTTTAAAACCTCTGGATTATGTCCTCTTGCAGTTATAATCGCAAAGATTGACCCCCCATTAATACATTCTACAAAATCATTCCAAGACGGACCTAATTTAGCGGTCATAGCATCTAAAACAAATCTCTTATTTCCTTGAACTCCAAAATATTTGAATGGGTCGGGAGCATAACCAACAATTGTTGTCCCTTTAAAACTAAATGGTTCGACACCTAATTCATGTCTATGTTCTGCAAATTCCTCAGTTGACATTCCAACCTCTTCTTCGTTTTCAGACATAACCATAATCTTGGTTGGCATAAATACAATATTATCATCCCAATCGAATGCGTAATATTTTGTATCAGGAGTTCCTGATTCATCTATCCCCTCATTTAAATTTTTCTTATTTAAATACGAGTATACATGTTTTTTAATATTCATTATTTTTTAATAATTTCCAATAATTTTTCTAATTGTTTCTCAGTCAAAATGATATTTTGTTTTACTTTAGAATAACTTTCATATCCTTTTTTTTGGTCACCAACAGATTCCTTAATAATTTTTTTCTCTATTTTCATAATAGTATTTTACTATAAATATATAATGGGGAATATTTCTACCCCCCATTACGATTTTTATTATTTTAATTATACGTCATCGAAAGACGCACCTGTCGGAGTAATCACAAACTCGATGTCGATATATTCTAACGCTCTTGTAGGTTTTAAGTAAATCTTACCCGTTAAAGTGTTTGAATCTAAATCTTCAGGAGTGTTAGAAACCGTCACACGGAAATCAATTAAACCTCTATCTCTTCTTATTTGGTCTAAGATTGGGTTAACTGAATTTAAGAAATCTTGTCTTACTTTATCGTCATTTTGTTCAAACAATAATCTAATTGCTACTGCTGAAATTAATTTACGAGCTTGTAATAACAATCTTCTTACGTTGATTCTATCAAGTGCCGATTCTCTAATCTGCATTGTTTTGTTACCCCATATTACGGTACCAACATCAGAGAAAGTAGCAATAGGGTTAAGTCTTCCCTTATATAAGGTATCTCTATCTTCTTGAGTTAACTTTCTTCTTGCTTTAATTGAATTCACTAAACCTCTTGTGTAACCCGCAGATGCAAACCAAGGGAATGCGATGTTATCTGTCAACGCTAAGTTTTTAACAACCTCAGCGGTTGGTGGTAAATAGATTTGTGTATTATTAACACTATCTCTTGTTAATACCCATGGGTAGTAAGATGCGGTATAGTTTGAATCTATTCCTGTCTCTTCTAAGTTATCTACAGCCTCTTGTGGGTATATTAAACCTTCTGCAACGTCATTCCATGATGGTAAGAACATATTGAAATCAGGAGTAGTACAGATGTAAATTGAATCTGCTCTGTCTGATTCTATCAAATTAATCGCTTCCTCAACCAAGTTTGAGTTATTAACATAATCAATACCAGGAGTAACGAATATATTAATGTTAACCGCTTCAGGATTGTTGAATGTGTTTTGACCCCATTTGTAAGCGTAGTAATCAGAATTTGCCCACGTTTCTTGATTAGGTCCTGAGATTTGTTTGAACGCCCCCCATCCTGTTGCTGTAGGATATGTTGGTGATGGTTCAGCTCCGAACTTGTATCCTGTTTGACCAAGTGCGTAAGTATCACCATTAGTTCTATATTCTCTATAGATATCCCATCCATCAAAACCGCCAGCAGGATATAATGTAAACTTACGAGTGTTAAGTTTGTAATATGGATTATCTGCATCTGTTGGTTCAGAATTAAACGACCCGACACCTACCTCAAAAGCAGATTGCCCTGAAGTCACATAACCAGGACCCACAGTAACTACAGTTGCTCCACTATCCATGTGGAATCCTTTAACTTGATAACCCCATGAAGGTCCAGTTGTGTCAGTTCCAAGATTTACAGGTAGTTGTTTTCCTTTGTATTCAAAAAAGTCATAATCAACACCACTAATATTAGAAATACCTAAATACGCCTTTCTTGGGTTTTCACCATTTGAAATCACAGCGTTGTCTCCACCGTTTGTTGATCCAAAAGGAGGGTTATATACCACATCACCCGGTTTAAGGTATTTAGTTTTATAGACAATAAATGGTGGGGTAGCACTTGCATAGCTTCTCATTACGTAACCATCAAATCCACAAGGTAATGCGTCTATAGGTGCTTCATCACCCATCTCTAACATTACATATTTAGAATTTAAATTGTATTCACCATTTGATGTACCAATTTTATTTGCCACATAATTATTTAATGTTGGGTCTAATGAACAATTAGTGAAACTTTCAATAACTCTAACGTTTTGGTCGTTATCATAAAAATCTCTAATGAACACATCAAACGTACGATTATTAAACGAGATGTTACCGATTGATATTTTAACTAATCTGTTAGCCGCGTTACCGTCAGAAATAAGTTTAAATTTAAATAACTTATAAACTAAATTACCTCTTAATTCTGAAACAATATAAGGAGTTTCTGGTGTTTGATATTGTTCTAAATAGAATCCGATTGACTGAGAGTTTAAAGATTGTGCAGAATTTAACTCAACTAAATCACACTTTAAACCTCTAACTTTATTTTGTCTATATCCATTAAGTAATAAACTACTATAAATTTCTTCAACAAATAAAGGAACCTCAGTCCTATCTTTTGCAAAGTTACTTCTTCCAAATACTTTAGATAGATATTGAGAATCACTTGATGTCATAGATGTTTCAAAATTAAACGTATCATTATCTTTAGTAATTCCAGATATCGCAAAAGTCGCGTAAGGGTTACTTGATATTCCTGAATAGTTACCCGTACAAACTAAATTCACATCAGTTGTCCCCGTTACTTGATATAATGGTCCGTGTTGTGATGATGAAAAATTTGTAAGACCTCTAGATCTTAGTGTCGCGACAACTAAATTGTCAAAAGTTGTATACGCAGATGCAGTAAATTTCGTGAGGTTAATCGTAACATTTCCTGAGAATACCCCACTTATTGGTGTCCCTGAAATTGTTGCAACCGCAGCTCCAAAACTATAACCATAATATGTTGTCATAGGATTAGCTACTCCAGGTTCAAATAATGCGTAGTACCACGAATCATTTGTTGATGCTGATAAATTAGCAGACGCCAACTTAACATTATCAACTCCAAACGTTTCTGAAGTTGCACTAATCGCTCCCGTACCATTTAAGGTTACACCTGTAATAGTATTGAATGTTGTACTATTAACTGACCCCCAAAATTGGGCGGTTTTTCCTGATAATGGTGACGATGTGGCAAAATAACCAAGTTGAGTTGCAAGGTATGATTGTAAATCTAATTTTAAACTTGATGTTCCTCCATCAAATTGTGTATACATATTATTAAACTCACTTAGTAAAAGTGCCGGTATTGTTGTAATAGTTATGTTTGAACTTGCACCTGTGGTTCCTGTAAATACTAAAGTAGTTGTTGTATTACCTGTAGCGGTAACGGTACCTGGATTAATGTTACCAATAGTGACGATAGACCAAGATGGACCAGCATCATATCCTGATAATCCCAAAACTCTAGTTACAAACAATTGATTAGATTGTTGTAGATATGCTTTAGCAATATATGATGTTTCATATTTAGGTATTTGTGTGTTTACAAATTTTTCAGGATTGGTACCACCAAAATAGATTTGGTACTCATCAAAATTTGTAATGAAAATTGGTTCAAAAGCGGGACCTTGTAATGTCTCACCAACTAAACCTAAGGTTGTTACACCCACACTTTGTGCAACAAAAGTTAAATCTCTTTCTGATGTATAAACACCAGGCGAAACGAATACTTTGTTTGAAGATGCCATGTTTTTTTAGTTAATTGATTTATTTTATATATAAATACCCGTATTAAACGCAAAAAACATACCAATATAATATTATTTACAAGGTAGTATGAAAAAATTCTACCTTTTTTCTACTATATAAAATATTTATACATAATGAAGAAAATTAAAAATATAAAAATTTCTGAGGAGTCCCATGACTTATTAAAAAAGTACTGTGAAGAAAATGGTTTAAAAATCTATAAATTTTTAGAATTACTAATTCAAAAGACTTGTCAAAAAGAAAAAGATATATATGGAGAATAGTTACACTAAGGTAATATTAGTGTATATTATTGATTGTTGTGTAGGGTCTAATTTATTTACAACAACATTTAAAGTATCCCCATTAATAATTTGTATTGGTGAAATATCGTCCCCCAAGTAATATGATACCCCATCTCTTGTTATGTTTACAGAATAACTACCAAAACAAGAAGACGATGAAGATAACGTACCCCCTGTCACATTACTTAATGTTGGTGTTGTGCCTCCCTTAACACAAACATTTCCTGTCGATCCAATAATTAACGGTATTGTTGTTGGCGTACCAACACAACTTACATACGACAAAGTGTTTGTTGTTGTTGATGTATAACCTAAATAAAAACAGGTTTTTAAATTTTCAGTTCTAATTATTTCTATGTTTGCTGTATATCTAAAGACCTCAGTTAATGATGTGTTTCCTGTAACATATAAAAAATCTAATGTAAAATCTTTTGGATTTGGTGGTTCTATAACCGCCCTTTTAGATGGGGTTCTTGTATCAAACTCAAACAAAGAGACTTGTCTTGTGATGCCAGGAGCAACTTCAAATTCCTCCTCATCAATTAAAAGACCCAACATTGTTATTTTATATGTTGAAATATAATACTTTCTTTTACTAATCTCTTTAACTGACTCATCAGTAACATCTTCTAATTTTAATGGTATGTAGTGACCTTTAATTTGACAATACGCCTGTTTAGACGTAAACGTTCTCATCATAATCCTATTAAACTCATTAACCTCTCTCATTCGATTACAGAATATTTTAACATTAAATGTTAAATCAACAGGAATAGGTTGGGGGATTTTATAAACGTCAACCCCTTTTCTTTGACCATCCCAAGTTGGAACAGTGTAATAAAAAAATTGTCTTCTTACGGGTATATTTGCTCTACCGGCATTATTTGTGCCGTATTTAACCTCAGGCATTCTAACTGTGGATATAAACGGCAATGAAACATTATTATCTAAATCTTTAAAATCCCAAGTCTCAGTAAATTGAACCCAACTTTGGTTAGTAATAATTCTATCTATTGTTGGTATTTTTTTACCGTCAACACTTAACTCTAACTGGTCTTTAACAAAATCTAACATCCCTCTGTCTAAATCGGCATGTAAAACACCTTTAGGTAAGTAAGTACCTTTGTCAGTTATATCTTCTAATAGTTCTTGTCTTCTCTCGACCCCGAACTTTTGTGGTATTAGTGATAATTTATTTTTTACTTGTTTAGGTAACGACATAATTAAATTCCTCTAAATTCATTTTCATTGGCTGGCGCCGCAATTATTGTCCTATAATATGGTTTATACCCACCATACGTATGTTTATTGTCTGAAACGACCCTTCCATCATCGACTACAGAATAATATCTAACTCTTGTTTCAGTTTCATAGTAACCAAGATAATCTCCTAAATTTATATCAACAGATAACTCATCTAAACTTTTTTGATAAACACTAACTATTAAATTACCAGGTTCTGTTTGATAAATTTTACTACTTCCCATATCCGCATTTGTTGGGGACTCAACTTTAACATATCCTTTAAATTCCACTGGAGGTAAATACTGAATGGAATCTGATAATGCCTCCCCATAAACATCATCACTATTTGTTTTTTGTCTATCGACCCGATAAAGAACTAAAGTGAAATTCATATCACCCAATAACCATTCCTCACCCATTGCCAACTCTAAATTAAAGTCTTGTTCTGCAAAAAATTTATTAAGTCTTGTAATGGGTACTCTATTTTGTGTCATACTTATAAATAGTTTAATTGATTTTTTCTATTAGATTGTTTATTTTTAATTATATTAATATGGAAAATATTATATCAAAAACACCGGAAGCTAAGGCCCTTTTAATTTTAGACGATTATATGGGCTCAAATAATTATATCCTTAATTTAAAACAAAAAAAACAAAATAGCAAATCTTTTGTTCCAACAAGACCTCAGTCGGACTATATAATTAACTATCACAATGTTCAACCAAAAGTAGCTAAGAAATGGGTAAAGTTAGATTCTTATTTTGGTAAAAAATTAATGGAGGATAAAATGTATACCAAAGAACCAAAAGAAATTTATGTTGAAAAACTTTTGGTGGAAAAAGATAAATCTTATCACATTTGGGGTAAAATATTCTCAGGAGATGTCACTTATGATTTTTGGATGCCAAAATCAGCAATTATTAAAGATAACGAAATAAAAAATATTGTTATCGATTATAGTAAGTACCAACATAGAATGCCAATGACACACCAACTTGAGGCTATTGAAAAATTGGTTGGGAACAAAAAGTTTATTTTGGCGGATGATATGGGTTTGGGTAAAACAACTTCGGCAATTATTGCGTCTTTAGAAACTAAATCAAAAAAAATATTGATTGTTTGTCCAGCATCTTTAAAAATTAATTGGCAACGTGAAATTGAAAATTATTCAGATAGGTCTGTTTATATTGCGGAAGGTAAGAAATTTTCAGATGAACACGATTTTGTTATTATTAATTACGACATTTTAAAAAATTTCCACGACATTAAAAAGAAAGACAACTCAATAATTTTAAAGACAAAATTTGACCTTGTGATTATGGATGAGGCACATATGATTTCAAATCCACAAGCAAACAGAACTAAGATTGTAAATGATATTATCTCCAAAATAGAAAGGGTTTGGTTATTATCAGGAACTCCAATGACATCAAGACCAATGAACTATTATAACTTATTAAATATTGTTGATAGCCCTGTCGCAGCAAATTGGATGGCTTACGCCATAAGATATTGTAATGGGTTTCAGTTTAATGTTGGTAAAAGAAAAATTTGGAATGTCCAAGGGGCTACAAACTTAGAAGAATTAAGGGAAAGAACTCAAACACATATCTTACGTAGATTAAAGGAAGAGGTTTTAGATTTACCTGAAAAAATAATTACTCCTGTTTATTTAAGATTAGTATCTAAAGATTATGAAGAAATTATGGGAGAATACTACGATTGGTATGACCAAAATCCTGAAGAATCTAATTCACTAACAATACAGTTTGGTAAATTAATGAAGGTTAGAAAGATAATTGCTCAGGAAAAAGTTAATAACACTATTGAGTTAGCGGAAAACATTATTGAACAAGGTAAGAAAGTAATTATTTTTACAAACTTTACAGATACTCTACAACAAATTTATCAACACTTTGGGAAATCTGCGGTTTATTTGGATGGTAGTTGTTCAAAACCACACCGTCAAAACTCGGTAGACGAATTCCAAACAAATGACAAAATTATGGTGTTTGTTGGTAACTTAAAAGCCGCAGGCGTAGGATTAACTTTAACCGCAGCGGAGGCTGTAATTATGAACGACTTATCATTTGTTCCTGCAGAACATGCACAAGCAGAAGACCGATCACATAGAATTGGACAAAAAAATTCAACTTCAGTTTATTATCCGTTGTTTGAAAATACAATTGAGGGGGCAATTTATGACATATTAAATAGAAAGAAAAAAGTTATTTCAACGGTTATGGGGGATAGTTTAATGGATGATGCGTCTACAATTGAAGAAATGTTGAAAATGATTTCTAAAGGTCGGTGATATTTATATATAATGGAAGTTCATATTAGATACAATGGGGTTGATCCAAACAAGGAACAAGAATCATTAATAAATAAATTTATAGAGAATTTAAAAAAGTCACACCCACTTAAAGATGACATTACTGTCATATTCCAAAATAAAAGAACGGGAACAATGACAACAGGTTCAAGATCCGACACTCATAAGTTAAAAATTTTAGTTAAGGACAGAATCAATAGAGATATTTTAAAAACTTTATCACATGAATGGGTACATGAATACCAAAGAACCGTTTTGAATAGAAAACAAGGAAAAGATGTTGGGGGTAAGAATGAGGATGAAGCAAAAGCAAAAGCAGGTAAAGAAGTTAAAGATTTTGAATACAAAAATAAAAAAATAGAAAAGTCGATTTATAAACCATTCCAAGAAAGAATTGAAAATTTAGAGTCAGAATTACAAGTTGAATCTACATCTAAACAATTAATTATAAGTGAAATTAAAAAAATAAGTATAGATAAATTACCTTACGATTTTAATGATGTTAATGTGTTTATAGATTCTGAAACAATGAAAACTCACTATAATAAACATTACAAGGGGTATGTTGAGAAATTAAATGTTGAGTTAGAAAAAATACCAGGTAAAGATATTGATTTAGAAAACATTATTAAAAAAATATCAAGTTTTAACACTAAAGTTAAAAATAATGGGGGTGGAGCGTTTAATCATGCTCTTTTTTGGAAGATGTTGTCACCAAAAAAACAAACAATAAAAGACCCTATTTTAAGTAAAATAAATAAGACTTTTGGTTCTTTTGAAAAATTTAAAGAAAAGTTTGAGGAAGAAGCAAAAAATAGATTTGGTTCAGGATGGGTTTGGTTGATTATTACAAAAAATAATAATTTAAAAATGGTTACAACACAAAACCAAGATAACCCATTAATGAATACTGAAAAGATAAATGGTTATCCATTACTTGGTTTAGATTTATGGGAACACGCTTATTATTTAAAATATAAAAACGAAAGAGACAAATATATTCACAATTTTTGGAACGTTGTAAATTGGGAATTTGTTAATGACTCTTACGTAACACAAACAAAAAAAATAGACCTAAAGTAATCCTTTTTAAATCGTAGATATTTATATAATAAAATATCATATGTCTACAGTAATTATCACGGAACCAGAAAGAAGTAAACTTTACAAAAGAATAAAGAATCTTTTGGGTGCGCCTTTAAGATCTGTTGAACTTGAGGATGACATGATGGACTCTTTATTGGAATTATCTATTCAAGACTACGCTCAACACGTCAATGATTGGCTTATTGAAAGTCAGTGGGCGTCTTTATACGGGTTAAATCTTGACGAACAATCCGTAACAAGAGCGTTCACTACAAGAAGTTTAGATTGGGAAACTCAATACACTTATGCGTATTCTAAAATTGTTGGTTTACAAGCTGGTGGGGATTACGTACTAAAAAAAGACTATATTGAGTTAGTCGCTAACCAACAAATATATGAGATTCCAGCGGGAAGAGAACTTAATGAGCTTCTTTGGTTTTCACGTTCTGAGTTAGACGCAGCATATTTCGACCCGTTTATGGGTGGGTTTGGAGGTATGGGTGGTGTTGGTTTAGGTGGTGGAGCAGGTTTTTCACAAATGGGCACCACAGGTAACTATTTTGTTACGTCTGCGTTTGACATTCTTTTAAGGATGTCTGACATTAATATTAAAAGAAGAATTATTACGGGTGACTTAACATATAGAATCACCGCACTACCTGAAGGTAAAAAGGCCATCCACTTAATGAATGTGCCTGGTGGTAAATTTGATTTTGGTAATCTAAGACATAATCATAGTCGAGTTTGGTATTGGTATTACGATACGTTTGACCGTGAGGATTGTTTAAAGAAAAATCCAGATATTGTTAGGTTACCTTCAGACGTACCTATAGATGAAATGAGATGGGATGAATTAAATTCGCCAGCACAAACTTGGGTTCGTAGATGGTTTACTGCGTACTGTAAAGAAACACTTGCGAGAGTTAGAGGTAAATATAGTGGTAATTTAAAAACCCCTGACTCTGAATTAACTTTAGAGTATACATCACTAGCCACAGAATCAAAAGACGAGAAAACTATGTTATGGGAAGAATTAAAAGCAAGGCTTGAAAGACTAAGACCTGAAAAACAATGGGAAATAAAAGGTGTTCAAGCGGAAAATATGAATAAAGCATTAAAGTTTAGACCATTTACAAGTCCATATACTGTTATATAATTTATTTATGCCAGTTTTTAGATCGTTCCCCTCAAAAAGAATTATTAATGGTTTCGAAATTGAAACTTCGGATTCCTCTGTAGTCATTAATCAAAATTATCACACACAAGGAGAATATGTTATAATTTTTAAAGGTGATAGTGGTAATGTGTTATTTTTAGATTCAAAAAATACGGACCACGTCGTTGTTAAATCATTAACAACCGTTTTAGTTAAATCAGACAAATTAATCGATGAAGAGTTTGAAGAAGTCGAACTTAGTCATGGGTCATGTGTAGAATTCAAATGGGTTGGTGATTTTTGGTATATCCTCTCATCCGATGGATTAAAAAGTTCTTAGTCAAAACTAAGAGACATTAAATCCCCATCAACATCAAATTCATATAATTCTTCAGAATCCACTTTAGTGTTTTTATTAACAACCTCTAACATTAATTTTCTGTTACTTTCAACAAAATCAGTATTAACCATAGTTAAAGTATCATCAATATACATATAGTAAGGGTCGATTCCTACACTTTGCCAAAACGATATTTCAGTATCTGATAATGTTAAAACTTCGTCAAGAGTATCTTGGTGAAACTCTTTCATTGGGTATCCCCTAACTAGTTCCGTTTGAGATTTTGTAAAAATTGGTTGGTCCTTAGGGTCCTCAATTAAAATTTCTTCTCTAATTTCAGGACTATAAACAACTAACAAAGGTTCAATCCTTTTATTAAATGCCGCTAAATATCTTGGTACATTATACTCACCTAACAAATCAGGATTCATTTCAATTTCCCTCTCATCAATCATATAACAATTTAACACCAAAGAATCTTTTCTTTTTTGAACATCTCCATGTGATTTTCTTTCTCCATTATTTACATAAAAAATGGTATCTCCAAGACCCGGACTTTTATTTGCCTGTAATAATAATTCCATATGTGCTTGTCGTGACATCATACTTCCAGACTTTGTTGTTTTTGTAATATGAACTTTATAGTCTTCTAAGGATTGTTTAACACGAGCCTTGTTTGCAATTTTAGATAGTGGAATTTCTTTGTAAAAAATTTTATTTACATATTCATAATAAAAATCTAAAAATTCAGAACCCTTACCATCAAGTAACATTCTAAGTCCCTTATCCAAAAATTCCGCAACATATGTTTGTAATTTTTTAGACTTAATTGAGTTACCCGTTAATTTTACTTTTCCTTTATCGGTAAGAAGGGCGTAGTTCTTACGAGCAACATTAATCGTTGCTGGCCATATTCCATCAATATCAAGACCCATTTCATTTCTCATAAATAAATCATTATACTCCGCAACATCAGCTTCCGAACCAACATACTCTTTACCCTCTTTAACTAACCCGTTAAGTCCCTTACCGATATATTTGTATTCCACACGTTCTTGAGGTGTTTCAAAGTTAACACCATCCGTATCCATCACTAATGGAACGTAACCTCTTTTCATAAAATACATAATCATCTGTCGAAGATATTGTCTACCGGTACAGGTAATTTGCTCACCCATATCAATATCCCCCCAAGGGAATACGTGAGGAGCCGATAATGAACCAAAGAATGCGTTAATAAAGATTTTAATTGGTAATTGTTTTCTGTCGTATGAAATTGCAAGTTTAGGGTCAGACATTTTAAATTCACCGGCTAAGTTCTTATACATTATACGGGTATCACGAAAATACTTTAACATACTCTTCATTGCTCCTGTAACATCACATTTAGGAAATACATCATGAACTAACTGAATAGATGGGTATAGTGATGAGTAGTCAAGTTTCAATACGTTTCTTGAGTACCCAACTTGAACCAAACGTGATAAACCACCCGTAAACTTTCTTTTCTCTAATTTTTTAGGTATTGCTAATTTATGTTTGTATGACCATGAACACATAATCATTTTCCATAAAGTTGCGGTACCCATTGTTGACAGTCTTTCATATGTGGTTGGTACCAGTTTGGACAATAAAAAGTTTGCTTGATTAAATTGTTCATCAACTACCATTGTCTCATAAAGGTCATCGTCCAAGTATCGTTCAATAATATTTGAACCTTTTACTTCTAAAAACTTACCGGGGAATCTCTCCATAAGATTTTCTGTTCCTGGCATACCAACCTTTTTAAACCCACCACTCTCAGGATTTAAATAATAATCTTCATTATCAAAATATATTTTACCAATCTTATCCCCTTCTACGTAAACACGACTTGTCTTTTCCGCCTCAATAAACTTGGTGATATATTTCAAAGACCAACTCTTAATGTCTGAGTTAATGGCTTGTGCTCTACGAACAGCGTGAGCAATATCCACAATGTTATATCCCCACATTTGTGTTTGAACATAAGGTTCCATTTCATTTGCCAACTTTAATATGCCGTCTTTTTGTTTTAATGAATAATCGGGATGTAGGGTCTTTGATATTTTTTTAATATTTAAGTTTAACAATTCCGCTCTTTTTAAAATGTAAGGAAAGTCAAAGAATGCTGAGTTGTAACCCCCAATTAATGATGGTTTTAACTCATCAATTGTTCTAAAGAATTCAACAATCATTTGTCTTTCTTCATCTTCATTTTGTGCGGATAACAATTTTAGAAAACCACGATTATCTCTCATTCCGATTAAGAACATTTTACTGGTCTTAGGGTCTAACCCCGTGGTCTCAATATCGAATACAAATCTGTGAATATCATCGTATTCGTCAAACCCCTTAAATAGTCTTTTACCTTTTTGAATTAAGTATTGTTCAACTGGAGATAAAATTGTAATAACATCTGAGTTGTCTCTACCCCATGGGTCAAGACCACCACCTTTAAAAAAGTTTATAAGGTTTGAATATGTTTTTGTTGTTTTAACCAAATAGGTTAATCCTTGTTGTAGTCGTTCATCTCCGTGGTCTTCTAACTTTTCAATAAGGATTCCATTTTCACTCATCGCACGTTTTTGTGCGTGCTTATCGTTCTTGTAAAAGTTTTTACCTTTTAGGTCACCAACCCAAGCAAATGGAATGAATGTGTCAGGACGTAACATTTTTCCCTTAACAGGGTCCTGAATAACTTTATATATTTTTGAGGTTTTATAATCGTATTCGAGTGAAACGATATATTTTTCATCATCTTCTCCTAAGAGAAAACGTTCAATTTCTTCTTGTGGTACCATATTTATATTTTTTAGTTTTGGGTTATTATACTCACAAATGATTTGTGATTTCCCTTACCTAATAAATACGATTTATATAACTAAATGTCAAATGATATTGATATAAAGATTTTCCCTAATTGGTGCAATTAAATCACCATTCGCTAAAATAACAGAAAACTCACCAAGGTAACGACCAGCTTTGTTTGTGTCTTTAACGTCCCATTTGTAATATATGTAGTATTCTCTTGGTGAATCGGGATTAGTCCTATACTTTTCGGTTAAGTACGCATCTTTCATAAATATTTTTTGTATTCCGTTACTTTCTAACTTCATTGAAAATCTTATTGACGCATTATCTAAAATGTTGTAGAAATCTTTAGCCGCGTCGGTTCTACCATCATAGACCACATCCATTTTTAATATTGGTAAAGTTGCGTTTTGTTTTATAAAAAAGTCCATAAATAATATTTTATTAACAAGGGGGGGATAATAGTGTATATTGGGTAACTATACCACTAGCGTTTATTACAACCCAATACAATACAGTTAGAGGTGAAACATTACCATTATTCGCCACTATGAAATGTCCTTCTTGGTACGGACTACTAGGATTATTATATTGACCAACAAATGAACCGACAATTAAAGGTGCGGTTATCACCCCAGGTTGGCCGGCATATTGATTATTATTACATACAATAATTTGAGCGGCTTCAGGATTGGCAACATAAGTAAATGAATCCCATTGTTCTTGACCAACAATTCTAAAACTATTCCAAAAAGTTGGTTGAGCATTAAGTGTTGGTGTTGGTGTCGGAGTCGGGCTTATTGTTGGTGTCGGCGTCGGAGTCCCTATTGTAGGAGTAGGTGTAGGTGTTGGGGTTGCAGGATTTAAACAATTAGGACACCAAAAGTTAAATAAACGATATTGTTTTTCTAAAATCCTAAAATTATGTTGTATTGATGGTGACCCTAATGGTTCCGTATACATCCTAAACTGAGAAATACCACCCATAAATGTTCCCCCAAAATTTTGTTCAATAAGAATGTTAGTACTTAACCCACTATATGTTGTTGCCGATAAAATATTATTTGGGAACAATTCTGGATCCTGTATGTATGGACCATAAGGGGTTGTTGTTGATGAAAATATTAAATGGTCGTGTAGTCCTTGTGACCCACCACCAAAAGATAAATTAAAAGGAACTCCTATCTGTTTTTCTTTTTCGGTGTTTAACTCTCTAGGAATAATCTCCTCAAAGTTTTCAATCACCATAAATTTATATCCGTTAACATATAACGTTAACGTACCCATCCTATAAAATGTATCATCAAACCATTTTCTATTAAAATTAACTTGGTATACCTTATTTTCTTTAGTCCCGCTAGAATTTGTTTCAGGTGGCATTATCAAATTATATGACGTACCATTTAATATTGATTGGTATGTTACCTTTCTAATATCATTTAATCCTCCTAAATTTAATAGGTCACAGTTCTCTATTGTTGTATACCTCTCAAATACTGCGCTAATCATAACCCATCTGTCTTCAGTAATTGCGGTACAAACATAGTCACAATCATCATATATTGGTGGTGAACAAACTTCTGTAATTGTATATCCTGTTTGATACGTTAATCCCGTAGTTAAACAACTACCAGTTGTTACACAATCTCCCGTTATTTTAATATATTTAACACACAAACTTGGATTTGCAGGGCAACCATTAAATCTTATTGATACGCCATTAGATAATACATCAAACTTAGGGTCTAATGGTGGTACAGACATTTGTTCGGTACATGCACCACAACCACAACCAATATTATGATAAGCTGTTGTTGCACTTTTAGGGTATACCGTAATACAATTAGAATTTGTAACACCGGTATTAGAACAACTACATGTGCTCAATTCGGTCAATCCTAATGTTGCCCTTGTATACCCACTATTAGACAACGGACTACCATTTGCAAAATGATAATATTTATTCTCAGCTCTTGTACCAAAATAAAAGAATGTACCAGCATTATTATTATAAATGTTGTTCAAGTATTGTTGGGTATTTGTGTTTGCGGTATATATATCAGTGATTCTTGGTTTTAACATCATCTCCACAGTCCATCCCTTATTAACTCTTTCGGGAAATACCTCATAATCATATCCAAATAACTTATAGAATCCTTGGTAAAAACCACCATAAAGTTGTTGGTAGTAACCAATATAAGGGTCATAATCAGAAACAATATTATATAATGTATTTTTTGGTCTACCCGAAAAAACCACATTTGGTGATGTGGTATACCCGGTAACCATGTGAAGCTTCATTCTTCTATCATAATAATGTGGGTGAAATTTATAATCGTTTCTAATACCCATTGTGTAATACAAAGTGTTTCCGGTCATACCAGTGTATAATCCGTTATCTGTAGCAACTAAACCAACATCACACGATCCGGTAAATGCCGAATAACAACTTAAATCCAAATTGTTTGGGTTATAATAGTTTTTAGAAACTATAGTTGCCCCTGAAAGGTATTGACCAAAACTTATACTATTTTGTGGGGAACAATTTGAACTTGTTATGTCAATGTTAATTGGCAATCTATTGCCGTCATTTTCGGCAATTAAATTAGTTGAAAACACTCCTTCTTGATTGTAGTCACCCTCATCCGCAGATAAAGTTAAGTCAAAATATTGACCGTATCTTAAATTAGATTTGTATTTTGGAAAATAATACGTATTTAGATTCTGCGTTGGCATTCTTTTTTATGATAAATACTTTGTTTGAAGTATTTATAGGTAAAAGACGGAATGAAAAGTTATAAATACTCAACAAAAGATAGAGCAGAAAGAGTTGCTAAAACTTTAGGGTGTGCAGGATTTCATCATCATAACGAAAATGGTGAAAAAAAATTCATGCCGTGTAAGACTCACGAAATTTTTAAATCTAAATTAAAAAAAGATACAAAAGACAAACAGGAAGTCACTGAACTTGTTGATACTGACGGTACTTGGTTATCATCAAGTATTGGTATTTTAGATCCGGCAAGTACAGGTATTGGAACAAAAACTACAGACCAAATAGTTCCAGGCTCAAGAAACCCTAGATACCCATTTTTAAGAGGATGGGGTGAAGGGGAAGTAAAAGAGGAGGATATGTCAAAGGCATTTGGATATGAAGACACAAAGAATTTAGATGCTAAAGACACTATTAAATATTTTAAAAAAAAAATAGGTGACGAACAATCGGCAATTGAGAGAACGACAGCATTTGGTAAAAAAGAAACATTAGAAAAAAATGCACCTAAAAAAATAAAAAACCTTAAAAATTTTATAGATAGGTTAATTCTTAAAGAAAAAGAATTAGACGAGTCTAAAGTCCGTGAAGATAAAATCGTTGATAAAGATAAAAAAGATGACGATTTAACAAAAAGAAAATTAGACGTTTCTCCATTATTACTTAGAAATATAAGATTAATAAAAAAATCTGCTAAAGAAAATGGTTTAACATTTAAAGAGTTAATAGAATTAATGAGAGATGAACAGTAATCTATACGACAGAGAAGCAAAGTTACCCGAATCGTTATTAAAACATTTAAAACAATGTATTAATTCGACTAACGGTAACACAAACATAGAAGGATATAAAAGAAATCAAGAATTAACCAAAAGTGGTTTAGCAACATATCAACAAATCAAAAGAATAAAAAATTGGTTTGACAATTATGGAGGTAATAAAGAAGATTCACCATTTATCTTAAATGGTGGTGATAGGATGAAAAATTGGTGTGATGAAGTTTTAAAAACTTGGAGGGGGTCTGACGACTCTTCTAAAAAAATAAAATCAGATACTGGAATGCAAAACCAATATTTGGATTCACACAAAAAAAATTCTTTTAATTTAAACGATAAACACACCACAACGGTAGATAGTTTATCGGTAACTGAAGAAATAAAAAAAATAAATAAACTTATAAAACACATTTGATATGGCTATTCAATCTGATAAATTAGATTTTTCGCAACCAAACAATGTCTTATCTAAAATTGCAGAAGAGCAAAGAAAAAAACTATTTCCTAGAAATGACTTTTCACCTGTTGACCAATATTCGTCGGTTCACCCTGATGCATTGGCAAATGGTGATAAGATTGGTAGAGGGACTGGAGTTGAGCTAGACATTTATAATAACAACATAGGAACAAGTACTGATGTTGCGGAAAGAAAAGATGACTTAAAAGTAAATAAATACTCACAAAACAACCCCTATTATTCAGTACAATGAAATTAATGAATAGTCTTAAAGGTCTAATTACTGAGATTGCATCGGCACAAGATATACAACGATCGATAAACATGAAAAACGTTATAACGATAAATTATAATGGAAGAGAATACGGTAAAGGATATCGAGATATTGAACCCGTATGTTTTGGTATTAGTAAATCAGGTAATTTTGTTTTAAGGGCTTGGGAAATAGAAGGTTCGTCACATTCAAATAAGGTTAAGGGTAATCCAATACCTGGATGGAGATTATTTAGATTAGATAAAATATTGACTTATCAACTACAAGGGGATAAATTTACTGAGTCGCGTCCATTTTATAACCCAAATGGTGATAAATCGATGTCTAGAGTTATTGTTAACGCAGTATTCGATAATCAGGGTAATGAGGACAATACCGATAATTTAGAAAATATAACATAATATGGGATCAGCAGAAGAATTGATGCAGAGACTCGCAGTCTCAAAAAAAATAATGGATAAACATAACGTATTAAAAAGAGGTGAGGTAAGAAATACAAATATACCAATGGTTGAGGAATTCCAACCAACAAACGCATCGTATAATTTACCTCAAGAATTTTTACCGGAAAATGTAACTCCAACACAAACACACGACCCTAGCGGGATATTAGATATGGACAAAATTAAACATTCAAAATTACCTGACGAAATTAAAAGGTTAATGATAGAACAACCAATTGTACAACATTCAAGTATGACTCCAACGATCTCAAACGATATTATTGAGGGGGCTCAAAGATTAATGAACATTAATAATGGTAACAAAACAAACCAAAAACAAACTATAAGTGAAAACAAACCACAAACACAAACACAAAACAATAATGGAAACGTTAATATGGACGATATCAAAACAATGATACGTGATGTGGTGAGGGATACGGTTAGAGACGCGGTTAGAGAAGAACTTAAAGAGGCTGGTATGTTAGTTGAGTCCACCCAAAATTCAAACGAAACTATACAATTTAAAGTGGGTAACCATCTATTCATTGGTAAAGTTAACAAAGTAAAAAAACTAAGTTAATCAAATCCACCTTAAGGGTGGATTTTTTGTTTTAAATATATTATTTTTTACTTAAATAAATTTTTATATGAGTAAAATAAGAGTATTAGTATTACCTTCAGATAAAACAGGTGTCGGTAAGTTCAGAAGTTTGGACCCGCACATTTGTTTACAAAATAACCATTCAGATGAATTTCATGTTGACATTGATTACGAACCAAGGGTTAATGATTTAAATTATTGGAAACAATATGACATCGTCCATTTTCATAGAACAATTGGTCATGAGTATGAACATTCTGTAGAATTAATAAAAACAATTAATTCATTAGGTATTGTAACAATTGCCGATATTGACGACTATTGGTTACCAACAAAAGAACATCCTGTACATAGTTTAGTAATGGAACACCGATTACATGAAAAAATTATGAATAATTTAAAAGTCGCTCAACATGTAACAACAACAACTTCGGTTTTTGCAAAAGAAATATCAAAATTAAATAAAAGCGTTTATGTTTTACCTAACGCAATAAACCCCAATGAACCACAGTTTAAATACAAAACAGAAACGTCAGACAAATTAAGATTTGGGTGGTTAGGTGGGTCATCTCACCTTCACGATTTAAAACTATTGGACGGCACAATAAATAAGTTAAGACCACAACAAGATAAGTTTGAAATGTATCTATGTGGATTTGATATTCGAGGTACGGTTACTGAAATTAATCAACAAACTAGAGAACAAAAACAAAGACCAATCACGCCTCAAGAAACTGTTTGGTCAAGATATGAAGAAATTTTTACAAACAATTATTCTTTTGTTGATGACCAACATAAAGAATTTTTAATGAAGTTTGAAGATACTCCGTATGATGGAAAAACATTCTATAATAGAATTTGGACAAAACCAGTAACTTCTTACGCATCTAATTATAGATTATTTGATGTATCTTTAGCCCCTATTAAAAACCACATTTTTAATAGAGTAAAATCACAACTTAAAGTAATCGAAGCGGGATTTTATAAAAAGGCGATAATAGCATCAAACGTAGGTCCGTACACCGTAGATTTAAAACACGCACTTAAACATGGTGAATTTACTGATGGTAACGCACTTTTAGTTGATGAAGTTAGGAACCATAGCGATTGGTCTAAATACATGAAAAAATTAATTGATAATCCTAATTGGGCTTACGATTTAGGTCAAAGATTGTATGAAACGGTAAAAGACACGTACGACCTAAATAAAGTAACGAAAGACAGGGCTGAACTATATAAATCCTTAATAAAATGATAAATACACCTATTAACAAAATCCTATTTTTAGATATTGAAACCGTTGGTTTGTGTCGTAATTGGGAAGGATGTAAAGAAAATCATCCAAATATTGCAGAACAATTTGTAAAATATTTTGATTGGTTTTTAAAACGTTTCCCTGAAGATAATGTGGAAACAGATGGATTAGAGGAAGAACTACAAAAGATGAACGACGTTTATGAAAAACGTTCCGCACTTGTTCCAGAATTTGCAAAGATTGTTTGTGTTTCGATGGCATTTATGACTAAAGATGGAATTAAACAACAAACGTTTTCTAACCACGACGAAAAACAATTATTGATGGATGTTAGAGATTTATTGGATCGTTGCCACAAATTAGATTTTTATTTATGTGGTCACAATCTTAAAAACTTTGATATCCCAATGTTAGCAAAACGAATGATTATCAATGGAATTATGCCATCAAAAATTCTACCTTCATATGATACCAAACCATGGGAAGTAAAAGCTATAGACACAAAAGAAATTTGGCAATACGGAGCATACACCTCCATTGGTTCATTGGATTTAGTTTGTTCTACTATGGGTATTGACACACCAAAGGATGGTCCGATTCACGGAGGAAATGTGCATGAAGTATATTGGAATAACCAAAGTAGATTGGATGAGATTTCAGAATACTGCGAAAAAGACGTTAAAGTACTTGTCGATTTCATAAAAAAATTAAAAGAATTAAAATAATGTTTGAAAAATTAAAAGAAATGAAAGAAGGTATGAAAATGATTAAAGACCTTCAATCAAAATTTGGAGATTTAAATATGGAAAACCCCGAAGAGATGTTAAAATCTATGGGTGTTACATCAGAAGATTTAGAATCTCATTTTATGGAATCTATGGTTAATAGAGTTCAGATGAAATACGCTAACGACAGCAACAATAAAAACCCAGAATACGCATATAAATCAGACTCAGGATTTGATTTAAGGGCGGTAGATGACATTTGGGTTCAAGCAAACGACAGAAAATTAATACCGACAGGATTAAGATTTGACATACCCGATGGGTTTGAAATACAAGTAAGGTCAAAAAGTGGTTTAGCGTTAAATCATGGGTTAATGGTTTTAAATTCTCCAGGAACAGTAGATAGCGGTTATCAAGGCGAGATTAAAGTCATAATGTTTAACACTACAAATCAAAAAATTAAAATAGAAAAAGGTCAAAAAATTGCACAAGCGGTTGTGTGTCCGGTAGTTAATGGAAGATGGATAGATTTAATTAAAGTTGATGTCTTACCAGAAAAAGATAGAAACGATAATGGGTTTGGATCAACAGGTTTAAAATAATAGATATGATTACTATAGGATTTTCAACAAGAAAAATTGATAACGATTTTATTGACATGATTAAGAAAACTTCAGGGGTATCTAATCCTGAAATAATTCCTGTGGAAAATAATGGTCAGTTGTCATTGACTGAAATTTATAATAAAATATTAAATGATTCAAAAAACGATATCGTAATATTATGTCACGATGACATTTATTTTGATAGTAAAAATTGGGGTCAAAAAATATTAAAACATTTTAAAAGAAATCTCGATTATGGAATTTTAGGTCTTGCGGGCACAACTCACATGCCAAAATCCGCAAAATGGTGGGAAGATTTTTCTAAAATGAAAGGGATTGTAAATCATGAACATGAAGGTAAAAAATGGGAATCAAAATATTCTTCAAGTTTAGGTAATCAAATTGATGATGTAGTTTTGGTTGATGGTCTTTTTATTGTCATAAACAAAAATAAAATTAAACAACCTTTTAACAAAGAAATAAAAGGGTTCCACTTTTATGATGTGGATTTTTCATTTAGAAATTTTATTGACGATGTAAAGATTGGGGTTATGTATGATGTAAGAGTTACACATAAATCCATCGGTCAAACAAATGAACAATGGGAAAAAAATAGAGAAATATTTGCTGAAAAATATGAAGATGTTTTACCGGTTAAAATTAAAAAAGATGTGAATAAAAACTCAAATTTAAAAATTTTAATTTTTGAGAATGATTTTTATAGATGTGAGAACTTACTAACATCTTTAAAAAAAATAAAATTCACCCCATCTTTTTGTGGTATGGTATACGATGAAAAAATTATTAAAAAATTAAAACTTAATAATGTTAAAAGTTTTAATATAAATGAACCTTGTGGATATAAACTTGGTGACGGCAAATGGGGCTTTAATAATCCAAATGGATTTATTCCTGCTGAAGTGAACAAACTATATAAAATATCTGAAGTTAACTTTGACATTATTCATATTTTTGATGAAAACTTATTACCAATGGTTAAAGGTCTTTATCCTAACTCTGATATTTTTTTACAAAATAAAACATATAACTCGGAAGACGAATTAATAAACGATTATAATAATTTTTTAAATGGTTAAAATATTATCAGGATGGAGTAATAAAGGAGGATCTACTTTCGCCTTTATAAATTTAACAAACGAGTTAAACAAAAACGGAATAGACACTACATTCTATGGTCCACATAATTGGCATTTAGATAAATGTAAATCAGGATTATTGGACAATACTTTTACACTTAATAAGGAAGATACAATAATTGTCCATTTTTTAAATTTAGGGGTTAGACCTGACGTAAAAAGAGTTATCCTATCTTGTCATGAAAAGAATTTATTTGAGGTTGGGGATATGAAACCTTTTTGGGACGAAACAGTCTTTATCAATAATAAACATAGAAACTATCATGAGAGATACACGGGACCATTTAACATCATCCCTAATTTAAGGGAATCACTAATTAAAAATAAAAAAAGTAAAGAGGTTATTGGCGTTGCAGGAGTTGTCGGGTCAATAGATGAAAATAAACAAACCCATATCTCAATTCAAAGAGCATTAAGTGATGGTAACAAAAAGGTTTATCTTTTTGGTAATGTTACAGATACAAACTACTATAACACCCAAGTTAAACCATTAATTGACGGGGATATTGTTGTTGAGTATGGTTACATATCTGACAAACAAAAAATGTACGATATGGTTAGTTCGGCGTATCTTTCATCTAAAAGTGAGGTTGCTTCCTTAGTTAAGGATGAGTGTGAAAGTACTGGAACAAATTTTAAAGGTAATTATGCGACAAATAATGACTCTGAATTTTTAACAAATGAAGAAATCATTAATAAATGGAAAAACATTTTAAAACTATGATAATCGTTACTACATTATACAATGCGGAAAATTATTTAAAAAATAAATACTAAAATAAAATGGTTATAGGTAACGGTTCTTTGGCTACTGTTTTTTTTGATGAGTTTAATAGTAATGACGAAATATTAATTTTTGCATCCGGTGTTTCTGATTCCACTGAAAACAAAGAAGAAAATTTTAATAGGGAAAAAAACTTATTGTCTAAAACAATAAAAAATAATTATGAAAAAAAAATTGTTTATTTTAGTAGCATATTTGTAGAGTTTAAAGAAACCAAATATTATTCCCATAAATTAGAAATGGAAAATTTAATATCGACAACTTGTAAAAATTTTTTAATAATTCGTCTACCTCAGGTTGTTGGAGAAAAAGGAAATAAAAAAAATATTGTAAATTTTTTTATTGAATGTTTAATAAATGAAGAAAAAACAATTATATTTTCTGATAGTTGGAGATCAATAATTGGTGTTGATGATGTTTTTAAGTTGTCTAAAGAATTAATTTTTAATCACAATAATAAAGTTTTAAAATTTTCTAATATAGAAATCATAAGTGTTGTAGACCTTTACAAAAAAATTTGTAAAATTATTAATAAAAAAGAAAATTTTGAATTGTCCGACTACCAAGAAAAAATCCCAAGTATAGATAATAGTCAAGAAGTTATTGATATATTAAAAAAATTAAATATTATTACTGAAAATTATACTGATAAAATTTTAACAAAATATTTAAAAAAATGGTCATATTAACAGGATTTTATAATGCCGAAAAATACGTTGAGAGAAGTATTTTATCCATGATGGGTCAAACTCATAAAGATTTTAAATGTTATATCACTCATGATATGTCAACTGATAATTCTGTACAGATTGTTAGTGATTTAATTAAAAATGATGAAAGATTCGTTTTAGTTAATGATTACGAAAAAAAACTATATCAAGCCGGAAATTTTGACAGAACCATAAGATTTAATTCTGAAATAGAAGATGATGAATTACTTATTGAGGTTGATGGTGATGATTGGTTACCTGACGCAAAAGTATTTGAAAGGATTAACGAGGTTTATAAAAATCCCGACGTATGGATTGCTAATGGTAGTTTTAAATATTCAAATGGACATCCAGGATTCTCAAGCCCCCAAACAAATTTTGAAAATTTAAGAGGGGCTAGATTTACTGCTTCTCATATAAGAACATGGAGAGCATTTTTATGGAGAAATATTAAAGAAGAAGACCTAAGAGATGAAAATGGTGATTACTGGCAATGGAGTGGCGATTTATGTTTTATGTTCCCTATGCTCGAGATGTCTGGTAAAGAACATTATAGTTTCATGACAGATATAAATTATGTCTATAATGCTGAAAATCCGATAAACGAACACAAAGTAGATATGTCAATGGTAACCGACCACGCAAACAGAATTAGGAATAAAACCCCTTACAAAAAACTAATAAGATAATGATAAGTTGTAATTTACAAGGTGGTTTAGGGAACCAAATGTTTCAAATATCGGCCACTTATGCGTTATCACTTAGAAATAACGACACATGCTGTTTCAATTTCAACCAATGCTATACACCGTTACAAGGCAAACCATCTAGTAATTATAGAAACAATGTCTTCATAAATATTGTTGAAGACAATGAGTATAAACCTATCGTTGGTTACACTGAACCTAAATTTGGTTACAAAGAATTACCTTACACTAGCGGATTAATTTTAAACGGATATTTTCAAAGTGAAAAATATTTTTCAGATTATAAGAATGAGGTAAAAAAATTATTTATTGTAGATAAAAATAACGCTGAAAAATTCTTAAATACGATAAAAAAAGATGGTCTTCCAATAACATCAATCCATATTAGACGTGGCGATTATGTTAACTTATCTGACATGCATCGTCTATGCACTTTAGAGTATTTTCAAGAGGCTATGGACATTATTGGAAAATCAATTTTTGTAATTGTTTCAGATGATTTAGAATGGGTTAAAGAAAATGTAAAAGGGGATATGATTTACTATTCACCGTTTCAAAATGAACTTGATGATTTGGCTATAATTATGTGTTGTGATAACAATATTATATCAAATAGTAGCTTTAGTTGGTGGGGAGCTTATTTAAATGAAAATACAAATAAACGAGTAATCGCCCCTAAATTATGGTTTGGTCCAAGGGGGCCAAAAGACACTGAAGACATTATCCCATCAACTTGGGTAAAAAGGTAAAAACTTTAACTCTATAAATACATTAAACCAAAAACACAACAATGAATTTAACAAATTTAAACTATATTTTAAATGATAAACCGTTTTTTTCTATTGCTATACCAACATATGAAATGAATGGATATGGTGAGGAATTTTTATCATATAGCTTTGGTTTACTTAGTAAACAAACATTTAAAGATTTTGAAATAATAGTTTCAGACCACAGTAAAACTAATATCATTAAAGAAACATGTGATAATTGGTCTAAAATTTTAAATATTAAATATTATAAAAACACCTATAAAATAGGTGGTTCATCGCCCAATATAAATAATGCTATCAAATTATCTAATGGCCAATGGATAAAATTATTATTTCAAGACGATTTTTTATATGATAATAACTCTTTAGAAAACTTGAAGAAACATATAGATGGTAATAGTGGTATTACTTGGATAGCCACGGCTTGTGAACACACAAATGATGGTATAAATATGTATAGACCTTTTTATCCTTCATGGAATAAAAATATTCATATCGGTATCAATACTATTAGTTCACCAAGTGTAATAACAATAAAAAATACAGATAATAAACTTTATTTTGATGAAGATTTAATATGGTTAATGGATGTTGAATACTATAAACGTATGTACGATATTTATGGTGAACCATCTTATATGCAAACTATTAATGTTGTAAATAGAACGTGGGGTAATAGCCTTTCAAATACTTTACCACAAATAATTAAAAATAAAGAAGTGGAAATTGTTAATCATAAATTTAATAAATAAAAAAAATGACTAGAACTGAAATAATAAACGGATTTATTTATAAAAATAATTATAAATCTTATTTAGAAATTGGCGTTAATACTCCATCACAACCTGGATATAATTGGGTTGGTGTTAAAATAGATATAAAACATGGTGTAGACCCTAATGTTGACACAACATATAGGATGACATCTGATGATTTTTTTGAAAAACATATTACACAAAAGTATGACATAATTTTCATTGATGGTTTACACATATTTGAACAAGTATACAGGGATATAATAAATTCGTTAAATAATTTAAATGAAGGGGGTATTATAGTTGTACACGATTGCAATCCAGTAACAGAAATAACACAACGAAGAGTAAGAGCGTCTGACGCATGGCATGGGGATGTTTGGAAGGCAATAGTTAAATTACGTATTGAAAACTCAGATTTAGATATTTGTACAGTTAATACTGATGAAGGGTGTGGTATAATTAAAAAGGGTAAACAAGATTTGCTTTTTGTTAATGATAATGTAAATGTTTATGATTATAGTTTTTTAGAGGAAAATCGTAAAATTGCTTTAAATTTAATAAGTGTTGATGAATTTATAAAAAAATATTTAAACTAATTTATTATGATTAATTTAGATAATGTAACGTTAGTATCGGTAACATCTGTTAATTTAGATAGAACAATAAAGGCTCTAAAATATTCATGTAAAAACATAATTTTTAACGATGTTATTTTATTAACAGATAAAGATGTGTCAACAGACAACATAAATGTTATCAAAATTGAAGAATTAGATTATATTGGGTATAGTAAATTTATCGTATACGAATTACACAAATATATTAAGACTGATTTTGCTCTAATAATACAAGAAGATGGTTTTGTGGTGAATGCAAATAAATGGGATGATAATTTTTTAAAATACGATTATATAGGCGCGCCATTTATATTACCAAGACAAGACGATAACATATCGTATAGAGACTCTTTTGGTAATTTAATTAGAGTTGGTAATGGAGGGTTTAGTTTAAGAAGTAAAAAATTGTTATCATTACCGACATTATTAAATTTTGAATGGAAATCGTATTTTGGTTATTATAATGAAGATGGTTTTTTTGTGGTACATAATAGACATATTTTAGAAGAGAATGGTTGTGTTTACGCACCAGTAGATGTTGCTGCTAGATTTTCACACGAAAGACAAACAGATGAAACAATTGGTATAACGCCTTTCGGGTTCCATGGTAAATCGCACCATAATAATAATTTGATATAAAAATGGGAAAGAAAAAAATAACTCTTGTAACTTTAGCACATAAAGATGAATTATATGTACAAGAATGGATTGATTACAATTTAAAATTAGGTTTTGACGATATTCACATATTTCAAAATAATTGGAGATGGGAAAACGCATTAAACAATAGTCGTGTGCACTTGCATGAATATGATGGACAAACCTATAAAAGTGATGAACCTATTTGGGTTAGAAACATTCAAGCTAAATGTTTTACTGAATTCGCTAGAAAATATCATAATGAATATGAGTGGATCGCTTTTTTTGATATTGACGAGTTTCTTGTGTTAAAAAAAACAAACGATGTTAAAGTATTTATTAAAGATTATGAGGCACATGATTGTCTTATTATAAATTGGGCGATGTTTGGTGATAATGGTTTAAAAACATACGATGAAAAAAACACTAGCCAACTTAAAAGATTCACCAAAAGACAAAAATCACTACATTTACAATTCAAAAGCATATGTAAACCTAAACCAACTTTTGAGCATCAAGTACATTGGACTACTGGTGAATGGGTTGATACAACGTTTCATCGTGGAAATATCCCTTTTAATTATAGTGCTAGTGATGAAATTGCACAATTAAACCATTATTATCTTAGAACTTATCCTGAATTTTTAATTAAAAGAGAAAGAGGTGGTGTTGATGATGTAAATGTTAAAAAACCTATAGAAACTTTTGATGAAAATAACCATAACGAAATTGAAGACACACTTGCAAGAGATTTTTTATATAACATCTAATAATTATGAGGCCTAAAAAAATATTATACGTTAACTATGGTGGTTTAGGAGACCATCTAGCCTTTTCAACTCTTCCAGAAGTTTGCGATAAAAACGGATATGATTTTTATTTAAGTGATAAAACTAAATTTAGGGATAATGAAATATTTCAATTAATTTATAACATAAACCCTTTTTTTAAAGGGGTTATCGATGAAGAACCAAATTGTGGTCATGATGGATACACCAATCTTGATGGTGGGTATGATTTAAAATTATCAGTCAATAGAAATTTTGAAATTAAAATTGGTTTTGTTGATTCATTAACGGAAAATCAAAGCGAATATCCAATAATTTATTATACCCCTAAAAAAATAAACGAATATGATGATTGTGTTTTATTAGACTTAAACGCTATTAGTAGTTTTGGTGATTATGATTTAGAAATAGTTAAAAATTACATCATTAAAAATAAAAAGGAAAGGTTTTTATTAATATCCCCAACTTATGCTAAGGCAATAATTGGTGATGAATTTTTTAAAGATTTTAATGTTGTTAGAATCACGACAACTGACATATTTAATTATTGTGATTTAATTTTCTCATGTAAAAAAATTATTTGTCTTTGGTCAGGTAGTTCAGTTTTAAGTGCGACTATAAAAAATCAATACAAAAAAAATCTAGAAATAGATTGTTTCAAAAATTATAAAAAACACCAAAATTTTGGCATATCAGATAAAACACATTTTTGGTATGAAAATATAAATTATATAAACTCTTAAATAAATTAAAATTATGTTAGAAAACTACAAAACAAACAAATACGGTGTTATTGAACAAATCGTTAAAAATAAATTTAATTACGATAAAGTATACGGTGATAGATATGACATGTTCAGTACAAAAAAAATTGAAAACCTTAGATTAGGATACATCATAGGTTCAATAGGTGGGGTACCAAAATCATTGATGGATGTTGGATATGGAAATGGGGATTTTTTAATAAATTCAATTGGGTTAATCAAAGAATTATACGGAAATGATGTAGAACCTGCGTATGATTTACCAAATAATATAAAATTTATATCAAATATAACAGAACAAGAAGTTGAAGTAATAACATTTTTTGATAGTCTTGAGCACTTTCATGATATTGAATTTGTTAAAGATTTAAAAGCAAAATATGTGGTGATTAGTTTACCTTGGTGTACAAATGGATTAGATGAGACTTGGTTTAAGAATTGGAAACATAGAAAACCAAATGAACATTTATTTCATTTTAATGAAATTAGTTTAGAAACATTCATGAAGAGTCAAGGATTTAAAATGATTAATTTCTGTAACTTAGAAGATAATATAAGGGTTGATAAAACTTTAACCCCTAACATACTAACCGCTTGTTTTAAAAAAATATAATATGTACATAGAGTTATTTGGTTCTAGCGATAGATTGGGGGGTAATATTGTTGATATGGTATCTCAAATATCATACGCCATCAATAACAACATGGGTATAAAATATAACAGGCAAAATGTTAGGGTTTACAACGGAGGATACAATCAACGTTATAATAATAGTGTTTTTATGCAGACGATATTTGATATAATTGATAAACATAATGACACACTAGTAAACGAAACTTTTACCGAATATGTTGAATTAGCTGCACCGTCACATTTTGAAGTGCTCAGTAAAACAACTTTAAATATTGGTCAGGATTTATTTACATATTTCACAAAAAACTTATATTATGATGATATAAAACAAGCGTTCATAGATAGGGCAAAAGCAAATAATTATACAATACCATTTGACCCAAAAAAAACAATATTAGTACATCTTAGATTAGAAGACGTTAGAGAAAGAGTAGATTACGATGGTAGACCATGTGCTGATTATATGAAAGATAAAATTGAAAATGATGTTATACCTAATAATGATGTTTTGACGTTAACAAATCCATCACCATGGTGTCAAATGCAAGCCCCTATACCAGTAGAAAAAATAAAAACCATTATAGATAAAATTTTAATTGATAAACCAAATCATAAAGTGATATTGGTAACCAACCCTAATGAATATTTATCAGATTTACCTTATGAAGTTATTTCAAATAGTGATGAATTTTACGATTTATTTTTGTTATGCAATAGTGAAACGGTTATTTTGTCTAAAAGTAATTATGCTTTAAGTTCATTATTTTTTGGTATTGCTAAAGACGTTTATTTACCCATATGGGGTCACATACCATGTTATGGACTATACACAAAATATGATAAAACAAATTTCAAATATTTCTATTGACGTGATTAAATACAAACAACCAACAGAAGTTTACAAGACAATCTCTATTGAAAATAGGATAATACAAACTGGTGCTAAATTAATAATAACCGATTTTAACATGTTACCAACAAAAATTGAAGAATCTTGGGTGGTTGATTTTACTGATAATTTTTTAATTTATGACAGAGCAAATCGTTATCCTGAAAGCGAAAAGATAAAACACCAAAAAAATGTTGGTGCCAACATCTATGATATCTTTGATTTTATAGTCAATAATTATGAAAATCTACCAAAAATAATGATATTTTGTAAGGGTAATGTTATACCAAGACATTGTGGTATTAGAAAATTTATTGAAATATCTAACAACACTAAATTTACCCCTATTGAGAATTATATAAGAGAAACACCGGCATTTCATGATGGTATTTATTCATATGTTGATAAAAATGATTCTTATTTTGAATGTTTTATGGAGGTTAACAATACAGTATCTGGTAGATATAGGTCAAAAACATTCTTTAGTTATAAAAGTTTATTAGATGAAATTTTTGAAAACGGGACACATGGGCATTATTTAAGATTTGCTCCTGGTTCAAATTATATAATAACAAAAGAAGATGCTTTAAAATATAACAAACATTTTTATGAAACTATGAGAGATTTGGTGTCTTGGGGTGTGCAACCTGGAGAGGCCTATCTATTAGAAAGAATGATGTTTACATTATTCGAAAATAATTTTATAATTAAAGAAAAATACAAAAATGATAACAACAAATTTAACGGGTAATCTAGGGAACCACATGTGGCAATATGCTGTGTGTAGAACCATTGCTGAAAAATTAGGCTATAAATGGGGTATAAACCCTACCACTAGTCACGATTATTTTGGTGGACAAAGCCAAATGACGTTTATGAATGTCGATTTTGGTAGACCCGTGGACGGTATCACAACAGAATACCACGAGGAGTGGAAAACAATTCACCATGCAGATGAGGTAAATATAACAATGTTAAACAAAAGTTTATACAACATTGGTGATAACACTATTATGTTAGGAGCTAATGGATCCAAGGGTGGCATCTATCAATCTGAAGATTATATAATTGATAGGAAAGAGGATATAAAAAAATGGTTTGAGATTAAATCAGAATCAAAAACTAACTATGATAATTTATTAACTGAGATGGGGATTGTTATTGATGATAACCTATGTGTTATTAATTTTAGAGGTGGTGAATATCGCGGGATACCAAATGTTTTATTGAGACGTGAGTATTGGAAGAACGCCATTGATAACATGGTTTCCATTAACCCTAATATGAAATTCTTATTAATTACCGACGATGTGCTATGCGCTAATAGCTTCATGCCATTTCCAATACAAGCGGTTCATGTTGACGTAGGGTTTGACTATTATGTTGTAAACCAAGCTAAATATTTAATCATATCAAACTCGACTTTTGGTTGGTGGGCGGCTTGGTTAAATATTAACGCTAAAATCATTATAGCACCAAAATATTGGGCTAGACACAATGTTAGTGATGGTTATTGGGCCACTGGTGATGCATATACAAGATGTTTTACTTATATGGATAGAGAAGGTCGTTTATTTGATTATGAGACTTGTAGGTTGGACGCCAATAATTACTATAAACTTAAAAACATAATTTAAAATATGAAAAAAATTTACGATTGTTTTACTTTTTTTAATGAGTTAGAATTACTTGAATTAAGAATGGAAATTTTAAACAAATACGTTGATAAATTTGTGATTGTTGAATCTACGGTTACCTTTTCAGGTAAAGAAAAAAAATTATTTTACGAAGATAATAAAGAAAATTTTAAAAAATTTAACGATAAAATTATACATGTAATTGTGGACGACACTCCAGAAGATTTTGTTAATTTACCATTTATTAAAAATCCAAAAAATAAACAAGAAGAAATTAAAAATAAAATACTTAATTATTTAAATATTTCAGAGGGTTGGGGAAGACATGAAAAACAGTGGGGTAGAGAAATATACCAAAGAGAATCTATTTTTTATGGGCTGTTAGATTGCAATGATGATGATTTAATAATCGTATCAGATTTAGACGAAATACCAAACCTTGGGGGTGTAAGTTCTTTTAATTTTAATGACGTTTTTGATTTCAAACAAAATACGTATTATTATTATTTTAATTTATTAAAAGAAAAAAATTGGAGTGGGTCAAAATTAATTTCATGGGAAAATTTAAAAAATACGTCAACAAATTCGGTTAGACAAAATAAACACACCACTAAGATAATAGAAAATGGTGGGTGGCATTTTAGTTTTATGGGTGGTCCGGATAGTGTAAAAATTAAAATAGACGCATATTCACACCAAGAATATAATAATCATAGAATACTATCTAATGTTGAAAACAACATAGAATCGGAAAATGATCCGTTTTTTAGAGGTAAACTATCTAGGGTTTTAATTGATGAGACATACCCTTCAGAAATTACGGAAAACATAGGTAAATATGAAAATTTTATTAAAAAATGAAAAAGGCGCTAATTACCGGTATTAACGGTCAAGATGGTTCTTACCTTTCAGAATTTTTAATTAATAAGGGTTATGAAGTGTGGGGAACAGTAAAAAGAAATTCTGTTTCCGAAACCCAATCATCAAGAATTGAACATCTACATACGAACAATTTAATTAATTTAGAGTATGCCGATTTAACCGATATGGCATCTTTAGTTAGGGTATTACAAAAAGTACAGCCTGATGAAATTTATAACTTAGCCGCACAATCACATGTAAGAGTTAGTTTTGACCAACCTATCTACACCGCAAATGTGACCGGTGTTGGGACTTTAAATCTTTTAGAATCAATTAGAATGGTATCACCACACTCTAAGGTATATCAAGCATCCTCTTCAGAAATGTTTGGTAATTCAATTGATGAGGATGGTTACCAACGAGAGTCAACACCAATGAATCCTGTGTCACCATACGGATGTGCTAAAGTATTTTCATACAATATTTGTAGAAATTATAGAAATTCATACGGAATGAAAATATGGAATGGCATTTTATTTAATCACGAATCACCAAGACGAGGAACCAACTTTGTAACTAACAAAGTTGTAAAGGCGGCAGTAAGAATTAGTTTAGGATTACAAGACAATTTACATTTAGGTAATCTTGACGCAACAAGAGATTGGGGCCACGCTAAAGATTATGTTGAGGCGATGTGGATGATGTTACAAACCGACAAACCTGATGATTATGTGTGCTCCACCGGCATATCTCACTCAGTAAAAGATTTATGTGAATATACCTTTTTAAGTTTAGGTTTAAATTTTCGTGACTATGTTATCGTCGATGAAAAACACTTTAGACCTGAGGAGTTGAAGAATTTAAAAGGAGATTCTTCTAAATTAATGGACGAATTAAAATGGGAACCAAAATACACATTTGAAACCATGTTAGATGAAATGATTGAATATTGGATTAATTATTATGGAAAATAAAATTTTAGTTACCGGTGGCCATGGTTTAGTTGGTTCTGAATTTATTAGTGGTCAATATTTTAAACCAACATCAAAAGATTATGATTTAAGAAAAAGAGAAGATACAAATCGACTAATGATTAAACAATTCGATAGCGTTATCCATTGCGCCGGTAAAGTTGGTGGTGTTGGCGGAAATATGAACCATAAGGGTGAATTTTTTTACGATAACATTATGATGAACACAAATGTTATTGAGGGAGCAAGAATGTCAGGTGTCAAAAACTTAGTCGCGTTTCTATCTACTTGTGTTTTTCCTGATAAAGTTGAATACCCCCTTACAGAATCAAAAATACATCTTGGTCCCCCACACTTCTCAAATGACGCATATGCATACGCAAAAAGGATGTCTGACGTTCAAATTAGGGTATATAAAGAACAATACGACTTAAACTATAAGTCAGTAATACCAACAAACATTTATGGCCCTAATGATAACTACGATATTGTTAATGGGCACGTAATCCCCTCTTTAATTCATAAATGTTACTTAGCAAGAGAAAATAAAACACCATTAACAATATGGGGTTCGGGTAAACCAATGAGAGAATTTATTTTTAGTAGGGACGTGGCAAAACTAACAAAATGGGTTTTAGATAACTATAACGAAAACGAACCAATAATATTATCAACCTCAGAAGAAATATCAATAAAAGACGTTACAAATATCATCGTTGAGTTAATGGATTTTAAGGGTAAAATTATTTTTGATTCATCAAAACCTGACGGACAATTCAGAAAACCATCAGATAACTCTAAGATTAAAAATTATTTACCTGATTTTAAATTTACACCACTATATGATGGTCTAAAAGAAACTATTGAGTATTTTGAAAAAAATTATACTATTATAAGAAAATGATGAATAATAAAATTGTAGGGATAACCTGTAGTACGTTTGATTTATTACACACCGGACACATCATTATGTTAGAAGAATGTAAAAAACATTGTGATTATTTAATATGTGCATTACAGAACGACCCAACAATAGATAGAAAAGATAAAAATAAACCA